TAATCAAGTTCCTTTTTCATAAAATACCCTCCTTTTCATAAGGTACAACATGAGTGACTGTTTTTGAGTAGTGGACTATCCCCATTTTGTTGCTATAAATTTACTATCAATATATGCCTTACCGATAGTTTTACCCAAACTATAACTTCTCTGTTCAACCAATTTTCCGTTTCATCTGGTGCTTATTCGGGTTTAATTCCAAAGGCAACATATCTAAATTCTTCGTCTGTTAATTCATAAAAACCCTCTGGAGGCTCAATCCATGGTAAAGGAGCATCTTCCACATCAGGAAAATCTATATTATCTGTAATTTCTCTGATTTTAGCCTTCATTCTATCAAGTTTTTCATAATCAACATAAAATCCCCTCCTAACGCCTTTATTATAGCTATTTAAAATCGATTATTCTAGTTCCTTTAGATTCACTTATCATTTTGTTTAATTGTAACGTTTAAAGTTATTTTTAATAGCAAAAGTAAATTTTAACGTTATAAAAAGCATTTTATCGCTAATCTCAAGGAGGAAAAATATTTTTTAAATTTATTTGTCCCACAGATTGTCCCACGAGAAAAAGAGGTAACTATTTTCGAGTTACCTCTCCCTACATTTATTATACAAGAGAACCTCTTAACACGCCACTTTCTTTAGCAGCTTTTTCAAATGTGCTAAAACCTTTAAGAACTAACGTTATATAATCCTTTGCATCTTCTTCTTTTTTAAAAAGTCCGCTTTCGATGTACGATTCTCCTTGTTGATCCGTTTCGAGCCATTTCTCTTCTAAATCATCAATATTATCTTTTTCTATCATATCGTCGAACGGAACTTCTTCTGTTCTGTGGATTTCCACTTCGAAATACGTATTGCCATTTTCGTGTTTAACTTCATTGAGCAAGGCGTACTCAATATTAAATTGAGCTTGGCCATTGTCCTCAATGTCAATAAAATATTGAGAAATGTTTTCCATTGAAAGTATGTATGATGTTATCGGTTCCGACGAGGAGTTGCCAACAGATAAAGCAATGCTTAATGTGTATAAAAAGCTATTCCAGGACGTTGCTTTGAGGAACGGTATAGCACTTGAATTGTTCAATGAATATAAAAAAGGCTAACCACTTTAACAGTTAGCCACACACTATAACTGAGTAAATTATAGCGTAGATCGTTTATATACATTATAACATAAAAAAAGAGGGTAACCATTACGGCTACCCTTTAATCATGTCGTGGATATACATAGTATATCATATTTTATTTAATAGTGCCCCATAACTCGCCGACTTTGCCAGTTTTAGCGTCCCACGTGCGCACTGGCATATATACTGTTTCGCCTTCGAATGTTTCCCACGATACCCAAACGTGACCATCAAATTTTTGAACTTCATCATATTTAATCGTTTGACCTTTTTGTAATACGCCGGCTTTTGGGTGTCCAGTCCAAGGACCGTTGTAGCGAGTAATGATTCCCTCGTCTGCCGTTACTGTAAATGAAGCATGCTCAGCTTTGTACCAAATTCCGTCTTTATTTTGTTTCCAGTCAGTTGCTTTTACAGTTTGTTTTGCTTCTTGCTTTTTAACTTCTTGCTTAACATCAGATTGTTTGATAGTTGCTGCTTTGCTAACTTCTAACTTTCCACCGTCATAATAATGTTTGATGCGCTTGATAAAGTAATCTTTCAGTTTGTTTTGGTTTGCAGTTGTGTATGGTGCACCTTTACCTACATGTAATTCCCATGAACGATGTGGACAAGAAGTACCGAAATACTGATTATGCAAATTAACCGTGTTTCTGTTTACCGGCAAGCTGTATGACTTCATCACGTCGGCAGCTACTTTCAATGTTGCTTCTTCGTTTTCTAAGAATAATTCGTCCGAGATTCTACCAGGATATGATTCGCAAACCTCAAAACCAATCAAATTAGCATTTGCCCATTGATTACCACAATGCCACTCGATATAATCAGTCGGGTGATACCATAATACCTCATTACGATTTGCGTACACACTCGCCCAACCATTCACATGTGTACCGTTATTTTCTCGAGCGTATAACCAAGGCAGATATTGACTAGGTGTCATACTTCCGTAGTCGTTATGAATAACAACGCCTTGAATACTAGGTTTCGGTGCTGTTATTTTATTACCTTTAATATGATTTGAATAAGTGTGTTTCAATTCTTTCACGCTCCCATTTTTAGATTTATCTTGTTTTACATTCAATTTACTAATGTCGTACTTTTCCATAGCCAAACCACTGCATACTTGTGATTTTTCATCATTCTTTGCGTCTTTAGGTCGTAGTTGTAAATGTAAATGCGCACTCATAGGATTGTCGTAATAGTTGCTATTACCTTGCAAACCGATAATGTCACCTTGATTGACTTTGTCGCCTACAACAAATCGCATTGAACCACGTTGCAAATGTCCATAGATCCATTCGTTACCATTAGCGTCTTGAATAACAAATGTACCGCCAAAATTACCGTAGTCATTCGCTTCAATAACTGTACCGCTTGTTACAGCAGGCACGTCGTCAGTTTCGTTACTATATACGTCAAAAGCTCTATGATAACCACCGCAAAACTTATCATAGTTAATGCCATTTTCGATGTAATTTCGGTATCCATAATTTTTAGGATAGCCATCGTATTTGCGTGGGTCTGACGATATTTTCCAACCTCTTTTAGTTAAATAGTCAATAGCCGTTAACATATTATTTCAGCCCTTTCTCTTTTAAATACTCCTCTTGTTCACGTGCTGATTTTTTAACAATGAACGTGTTTTTCCACACGCCATACGCTACTAACACTAGTGGCACGCCAGTGTTTAACACATTAATCCATGCGTCCACTGCTTGCGGATTAATCCATTCCGCACTGATTCCACTAGCTTGTAACGCTAGATATAAAGCACCTACAAAACCACCGATTAAAGCGATAAATTGTTTGATTTTATCTTCCATATTTATTCCTCCTTAAAATAAAAAGCCGACACGTCAGTGCCGACCTTAAAAAAAGTAATGCGCTAAGCCTAAAGCTGCCATGATAACGCCAAAAATTCCAGTAATGATCGTCGTTGTAATTTGTACATTTCCTTTTTGCTTTTCTGAAATGTCGTTAGAAATATCTTCTAACTTTTCGTCATGTGTTTGCACTTTAAATCTAATCTCTGTAAAGTCATTACCAAATTTCAGCATGGTTTCATTTAATGTTTCAAGATGCTTTTCTGAACGCTCTTGTGATTCAAAAGCACGCTCTTGTAATAAAACTTGTCTATCCACAGTTTTTTCTAATTTATTTAGTGCTTCTGTGTGTTTGCGATCGTTCTCGTTAATTTTTTCGTAAATCTTTCCACGAGATTTTTCCCACTCGTGACGCAATACAAATTTATTTTCGTCGTTCATAAATTGCTGCACCCCCGAGGAAACCAATCGCACCACACACAACAGTTAATACGGCAAATTGCGCCCATGTCAGCCAATTAATTGCATTGAATATGCTTGCACTCGTCATTAAAAAATACATGATAGCTGTTGAAAAACCACCAAATAGCAACAAGTAATTACAAACGTTGTTATATGGTTGTTTAGGCAAAAAGAATACTGACAACATCAAAATAAGAGACGCAATCATTAACAACACGCCCCACAGCCAAATCGGCATCACTTCATTTAATTTTGTATAAAACTCGGAATCATTGATTACTTCGTTTTGTTCATATGACCAAAAAAGCGCCCTTACGAATGTAAAAGCGCCCAAGCCAAAGATTAAAACAAATGCAATCGTTTCACTAAAAGTTTGCTTTTTCAAATAACGATACCTCCTCTATCTCTATTTATTAGAGGTTTATTCTGTTTCTTCTCTCGATGACGGTTCCTCTGCTGATTTATACGCTGTACCATCTTGATTATATTTTGTACGCGCTACCTCTTGTTTAACGTAATATGTTTTTGTACCATTGTTAAAAATTTCAGCGAGCATGTTTTGCATTGCACACACTTTTTTTGCTTGCTCCTCATCTTTAAATTTGTACGCATTTGCAGGTGACGCACCTTTAATAAAACTATTTGAATAGTTTTGCATTAATGCACTTTCTTCACCATTTTTGTTAACCTCAACTAAGTAAAATTCTGTAAATTGTTCCATTATAAATTCCTCCTAAATAATTTTATATATAATAAAAACGCCTAACTATTCGTCAGACGCTTCATTATCGTTATTTTGTTCTTGAATGATTGCTTTTAACATTGCATTCTCTTGTGTAAGCCTTGCGACCTCTTGCGTTAGATAATCAATTGTTAATTGTGGATTAGCTTGCAGTTTGTTCATTTAATTGTTCCTCCAAAATTCTATATATATTTTCTATCTTGAATTCTAATCGGTCATTACGTTCCATTTGCTCTTGTAATGCTTTGCCAATTGTGGATATAAATTCATATAAATCAATAGAATCACCGTCCCTACTGATAAATTTAGGCATTTCTCTCTCGATTATAATACCGTGACTTTTTTGTTTATTTCCTTTTTTTAAATCAGATTTGTAGTTGTATTCATAAAACACTGTATCTTCAAGTAACTTACTAGCGTTTATATCCCACGGTTCAATATTAGTCTTGTATTTTTCAGAAGAATTCGAAGCTGTTTTACCATAAAACGTATCAGCTCTAACACTTTTATATCTAGTGTTACCACCGTTATAACCGTTATTGTCAGTAACTCGCATCTCATTACTTCCGCCACCAACACCATAGTAAGCATTTCCACCACTGTGCGATGCCATTACAACACTATTTGTTGTATTAACTGCTCCAACTTTAATTTGATTAAACGCTTTCGAATCGCTCCATTGTCGTATTTCTAACATGCCGATTGTTCTAATATAACCTCTTATTTCTGCAGCTCTTACAGAAATATCACCCGTTCCAATATCTCCGTTAGGATTAGTAACATATAAGATATTGTCAGTTCGCGACTTACTAAAGCGAATACCAGAACCGTGTACGCCGTTTGGATCAGTTAAGTTTCCAAATAAAATACAACCGTCGGTATCACTGCTAGAATCAGCGTCTTTCACATAAAACTGAAATTCATTTAAACCTGCACGCGATTGTTTAAACGGTCTTACATAAACTGAATAATTATTGCTTTCAATATTAGTTGTTAATGATGATTCAATAACAATACTATTATTATCTGAGCGTAAAGCAACGACACCACTCACACTATTCAAAGTAACACCTCTAGCATTTTTGCTATATGTGTTATCAAAAAATTGCAGTGTCCCCGAAGACTCATTAGGACCTCCATCAACGTATGTCGAAATTCCAAAGTCCGAATAATAAAGCGAACGATTACGTGTATTATTTCTAAAACGAAGTAAACCGTCTTTTATCCTCGTGTAAACAAAGTCTTTTTGTGTATCTCCTCTGAAAGTTCGTGTATATTCACCACTTAATTCAATTTGGTCATTTCTAATATCGACGTACGAAACATCATTACCACCGTGTATGCCAATTTTATTTACGTTAATATCTAGCCCTTCGCGAGATAGATTCAATTTATTAATAATGTTAGTTTCATCAGCCTTTTTAGAAACGTCATTGACCAACACATTAAAATCTTTGTTGACTGTAATATCAACTCTATCACCTTTTAACTTAATCCCCTCAGGACCAACCGTGTGCGACTGTATAGAACCATTTTCGTCATATGTCATCGTTAATCCGGTTGTCGTGTTTAAAGTTAAATCAGCAATCACACGTGACAATATCTTTTTACTAGCGTTAAGTTCTTCTTGCGTTGCGCTTAACGCAATATCTTTACCATTTTGCGTTAAGCGTGTTTCATGCATATCTAGTGTTTGATTTACATCATCAATACCTTTGTTATACTCACTTAAAGTCACTCTATCAGTAATCTCATTACTTAACTGTTGTCGATGTGTTTCAGCGTTGTCTAAGCGTTCTACCACACCTTGTAAATTAGATGTGTACTCGGATTGACTCACTTTACTATCAATCGAATCAGACATAATTTGCAGTTGTGCTTTTTGCTCATTCACTTCATTTTTCAACGGCTTTAATTGCTCGTCTAGCGTGCGTTGTACGTCTGTTTTAGTGGCAGTTAATAACAAACTGTCTTGTAACACTTTGATGCTGTTTTCGGCGTTTGTCGTGCGTATTTTGATAGGTTCTAATCTGTCGTTAATCGATTCGGTGTAAGGTGTTGCTTTAGTTCCTAGTTCGAGTTTAAAGTTTGTTATCTCCACTAAGTTTGAGCTTATTGGATATTTAAGCGTACCGTCGTCCGTGTAAAAACCGGCATAAGCAACAAATCTATGATCTGTAATCTCAGGAGCTACAAATGTGCGAGTATACTTAATTTTATTTCCTACTTTTCTTTCAACGTCTTGATAAGAAAAAATTCTATCTTTAGCTATTGCATTACTATAAAAAATAATTCCGTGTTTTTTAGTATAAGGAACTTCTTTTTCAGATAGTCCTATAATTTCCATTTCATACGAATACGTGTATGTTTCACCAGGAATTAATATAGTTTTTAGATAATCAGCAGTATATAAATTTGTAGCATAATATCTTCCTTGGAAAGATTTTGTTGAAACAATGTCTTTGTTTATTGAAGTAGGACGACTTGAATTGTATGAATCAAGCAAATTCACACCGTCGCCCAAACCATCGATTTTCTCATTAACACTATGAACTGACAATGTGATTTCGTCTTTTAATTGCAATAGCTTAGCGTCAACTTGATTATTCAAAATCTGATTTGCACCATTAATTTGGTCTGTCAAATTTTGTTGTAATGCAATTTCAATCTCGTTTATTCTTTCTTCATTTGGAATATTGCCTGTCAGTTGCCCAGTTTCAGCATTCCAATTTCCGTCAGGCAAGGCGGCTGCGATTTTCTCCATTGCCTCATTATATTTTTCATCAGTGTATTGTGATTGCAATAACTTAAATCGTTCATCAATCGCAATTTTTGCGTTTTCGACGGTGTTATATAACGCTTGCATTTTCTCGCGATATTTTAAGAATAACGCTTGTGTATCGATAAGTTTTCCAATCGTTGCCGTTTCACTTGTCATACTTTCAAGATTTTGCTTGATCTCGTTAAACACGCCGATAGTTTCATCTAAATCACTGTTAACTTCTGCTTTAATATCAGTATCAACAAGGTATTCAGATTCTAAAACGTCAGACACTTCATGTATCAATCTACTATGTTGAATCGTTAAGTTTACGAATATATTACTTAACTCGCTATATAACGCTTGTTCACGTGTTATAGCGCCCACATCATTTGCATTTTCAGCTGATGACTTAATCCATTCACCGTTCCAATAACGACGCAATACAGCTACTTTAGGATTACTAGTGTCTAACCACAGCAAATCATTGACTGGATTGTCCGGTGGCGTATCACCTTTTAAAATCTTAGGTTCAAAATATTGTAATTCGCCCTCTAGCGACTCTCTAACAATTGTATTAACATTTGATAAACCGTCGTTTAACGTTTGCCGAATTGCGTCTAATTTCCTATCAAATGAGCTTCTCAAATCACTTTCTTTAAACTCTTTATATTCGCCGAAAGTGTACGTCGCGTCCTCACTAATCAAGTCATATTCTTCTGAAATGACCTCAGCTTCAACATATAAAGGTGGCGTGAACTCACGGTCTTTAATTCGTACCTTATCACCTAAATTAACGATTTCATGCTTAAATTCTTTTTCAATGTCAATTGCGGTCACTTCATATGTGATGACTTCTGACTTACGTTTGTTCAATTCTGTTGTACCTAGAGTTCGCAAACGTGCTTCTGTCATATTTTGGTCTTCTGTTTCAGGTTCGTAAACAGCCCAATTATAACGACCAGGCAAGCCGTATTTCGCTTGTGCTTCATCATCTTTTACGACTAATTCTAAACGTTTTTTACCTTCTTCGGGTTCAGGACCTACACATAATAATGCGGTTTTAATTTCTGAAAAGTCGACAGTCCTTTTTAAACCTATTAAGTCTTTACCGTATTCGATTTCTTTACCTTTAAAAAGTGGATTACGTTTACGCAGCACGACAAAACGTTTATCCACACGATTCGAACCAACCTCTATATAAAAATCAGCCATCATGTCATATGTCGTACACAGTTGAAGCAACACATCATATCGTGTGTTATAAGATGTCCACGAAGTCGTTCGTAAACCACCAAATTCAGTAGCGTCAGAAACTTCCCAACCTGTGTCTTTCAGTACGTCAGACAACGCTTGTTTAGTCGTCATTTTTTCTAATTTGCCTGGCGCGTAAGGACGCGCTTTTGTTATATCTTCAAGGTACGACGCGACCGTCTCAACTTCTGTATATCCGTCAATATCTGCGGAAATTCTATCGATGATAAATTCACGATACTGACCGTTTTTATCTTGAATGATGATGCGATTGCGCTCATGCATATGCGTTGTACGTTCAGATAAAATCGTGAAGTCGAATGTTTCCATGCGCTCATTTATATCACGCTTGTGTGTTGCTTGAATCACCGCATTATCTGATTGTGATATAAAATCAACGATTTCACCCTTAAAATTCATTACATGGATCAATGTATAACCTCCTTTCTACAAGTATCTGTCTTGCCACTTCACCGTTGTATCAAATATGCCAGGCGGATTAATAACGAGTTCTGTATGTCCTTTGTCAACGTTGAAATAGTTACTACCAAACGTTTTTTCTGATAGATAAGATTCCTCATTTACAAGTACATTTTTTGTGGCCATATCAATTGTTATTAAGTCGCCTTTTTTGATAATCATATCGCGCGCATTAGTTGGTCGCGGTAACAACTCACGTGTGTAAGTACCGAAGATGTACAGCGGCATAACATTGTTATTACCGTTTTTAGCACTATACAATGACAGTGACGCGACTGGACGTTGATAGAAGTTACCGCCATCAACAAATTGTCTTTCATGCTCGTCAAAAGATTGCTTTCGCAACGGATACGGAAACTCTTTGTACTTCCAACTTTTGACAGTAAAAACATTGTCTTTACGTGTTAATCTGATATACACAACAAAGCTATCAAGTTTATATAAACTTGGATTATTTTTGTATTTATATATCGTTTGTTGATTACCTGATTGGTCAAATAAAGTAACAATAATCGTGCCTATTGCTTGTTTGGCGTTCGGATTAGTATAACCAATAGAAGCGATAACACGATTGTCTGAATCGTAAATATATTGAGCAAATCGAACGGCACCTTTATTTTTTTGATTAATTCCGAATTTAACTGTTGTCGTAAAATCTTGTGCTTGCTTGCTGAACGAACGTTTATACATTGCACCATTCCAACCGTTGCCATTAACAGAATCAGCATTAAGGTAAAAACTTTGTTTTGAACTGGATTGTGTAAAGCTACCACCAACTGCACCGCCAGTTTGATTGTCAGTAAAATCGATAGTAGTTTGCTTGCTCCAGCCAACAAATGAACGTGCCTCATCTTCTAAAATCAAAGGCGAATAATCTTTTAACGGCTTATCTAAGTCGTCGTCGCCAATCATAAAATAATCCTCATCACCTTTTGAAATCATGTAGTAGTTTGAGTTCTGTAATGCTCTAGCTTCCACAATAACCGGTGTGTCTGCCGTTCCTGCATTAACTACAGAAACCGCATCGCTGATTGCCGTGTTTTGATTTCCGTTCACAGCATATTTGTATGGGTCTAAACAAACAAAATTTGCTTTTACTTTTGCAAATGTTACAAAATAACTCGGATCTAATCCCCCAGTAGTCATTGCATAATAGATTTTATCTGGCTCTCTATCAAATATTAAAGGTACTGGTTCGTTTGTTGTTAGCCAACTAACAACTTCGTCCACAATATCTTCAAGCGTTCTTCCTGTACCGTAAGCATCGATTAATAAATTAACTTCGATTGTTCTAACGCTTTCTTTAATATGAGAAAGGACGCCACCAGGGCGCCCTAAAACTTCGTTATATTGAACATCTCTATCAATACCATAAAAAGTTTGATAATCCATATAATCGCAATGTGGATTAGTTTTACCGTTAAATCTAAAATTCATAGATTACATTCACCACCTTATTTAAACTTGTTCATACGTTTGTCGATTCTTTTGATTTCAGTTCTTGCATAAGGTGCTATCGCTTCGCCTACCTTACGTTTATCCATGTGTATGTCGAGACCATTCGACGCCATAGCACGCGTGTGTAATTCTGTGTTACGAGAATACTCATTGTTTTGAGCGAGTAAAGCGACTGCTTCTTTTAATAGTTCGTAATCATCGGAATAACCAAGCATTTCACCAGTTCTATCCCAAACAGCTTTTGACTTAACTTTGTTTTTAGGATCGTGCGAAATAACTGATTCGCTAAAACCGCCGTCCGCCAACCAAGCTAACTCTAAACTATTAACAATACCACCGTTTTCACGACGTCTAACACCTCTAGGGCCCCAACCTGAATTACCATACTGAATGTCATTAGCCCAATTTGAGTTATTAAAGAATGCTAATAGTTGATCGTATCCACTCTTGATATTTGTGTGACCTCTCACAGCAAAATTCCGGAATGTAGACGGTACATATTGCAATAGACCTTGTGCAAGGTTACCAGTTAAAGCGTTGATGTCTCGAACTGCTGTTGATTGTGTAATGCCAGCGTCTCCGCCTGATTCGCGTTGAATTTGCGCTATAATACCGGTAATTTGTCGGTTTGACGGATTAACACCCATTGCTTTTGCGGCACGAACAATTTCTGGACGCCATTGTGAAGCAGCTTTTTTACCACCACTTTTGCCGCCTCCGTTATTTCTTTTTAGCCAACTCGTCGGGTCAAATGGCACTCCATGCTTTTGCATTTCATAGTGTAAGTGTAATCCTGTTGAACTACCGGCACCTTGTCCATCTTCGCGAGGATCACCACCAGAAATACCCAAAAAAGTACCTGGATTAACTTTTTTAGAGCCTGTAAAAGCTAACTTATGCATATGTCCATAAATTGCAGTTAACGCACCACTAACAATACGTACCATATTACCGAAACCACCATTCCAGCCATATGACGCGTTAGCGGTTCCGCTTAACGTACTATAAACTTTATCGTGCTTATAGTTAATGTCTAAACCATAGTGAGGTCTTGCAAACGGATATCCCGCTCTTGCTGCTGCCGCTGCCGACGGTGCAAAACCGAAGTTTATCCCTTTTGAAAGGTCGATATAACCACCGTCACCGCCTTGCTCTTCAAACCAACTTTTAAACGTGTTGATTGCAGCGTCTTTTAGTTTTCCAAACATTCCTTTCATCATTTCAAAAGGTAGTTCAGCTTTTTTAGGAATTCCAAAAGAACCAAGACTTACTCCGAAGCCTTCTAATACTTTGTTTAACAATTTACCTGGTTTGTCCATCCAGTCTAAAACGTCACCGACTTTGTCTTTTAACCAGTTTGCACCTTTACCGGCAATGCTTCCCGCTTTTTTTAATGTGTCAGAGACGACTGCTTTACCACTTTTAACAACTTTTCCAGCTAATGCACCAGCGTTACCCATAACGTCGCCAACAACGCTGTCTCCGTGCTTGTGCTTCTGCGGTTTTTTGCCATTACCTAGTAAATTAAAGCCAGTACCATTTGCAAAGCGTGGCAAAGTACCTTTATTAAATCTAGGTTGATTACTAAGCATAGCATGTGTTTGTGCACCATTATAGATTGATGATCCTTTCGGCAAGAATGTTGTAGTGTCTTTATTTGGTGTAAGTGCCATTTTACCGTTTGGATAACGTATCATTTCATTTCTGAAGCCACCAGGGCCATTGCCACGCCCTTTGTCACCAACTGTTGCAAATGTATCTTGATTGATTTTGCCATTTGTTACAAGGTTGTGAGTAGTTGTGTGTGTTGTACCAGTGCTAAATTTCGGTAATGCTTTCATTCCAAGTTTTTTACCTACCCAGTTGACACCATCAATCAATTTATTAAGACCTTTTTTAACAGAATTAACCATTCCATTAATATGACCTTTAATTTTGTCGATGATACTCTTTAAACCGTTTTTCATGTTTGTAAAAGTACGTCTAACACCAGACCACAAACTATTTGCTATACCAGTTACAGAACGCTTAATATCGCCCCATTTTTTAGTTATCCAGTTTTTCAAAGAGTTGAAAATATTACGTGTACCATTAAAAAGATTTTGCCACGTTCTTTTGACACTCGACCACAATTGAGCTGCTTTTTGCGTAACAATTCTTTTAATAACAGTCCACGCAGCAGTTAACCAACGTTTGATATAATCGAATTTTTCTTTTGTACCATTAACTAAATTATTCCACGTTCTCTTAACACCGGCCCAAAGTTGAGAAGCGTATTTTATAACCGTATTTTTAACACTTAACCATAAATTTTTTATAAAATTTCTCAAGGAATTGAAAATGTTTTTTGTTCCGTTATACAAATTTTTGACTATATTTATAACACCGTTTTTAATAGCATTCCATACGCGCAATGTTGTCGCTTTCATGACATTCCATAACGTCGATAGAAAAATTTTCCACGCTGTAAAATATAATTTAACGGCTGTAATCCACGTTTTTATTATAAAAATAACGCCCGATTTAATCGCGCCCCAAATTCCTAATGTAATTCGCTTCAATCCATTGAAAATATTGACTACAAAATTCTTTAATGAGGTTGTTAAATTTACGATTCCGTTTTTCAAACTATTCCACGTGGATAAAATTCCAGATTTCAAGGAATTCCACGTATTTATGCTAAAGTTTTTAATATTGTTCCATGTGTTAGCAAAGAAATTCTTTAATGCTGCAAATATCGAAATAGCACCGTTTTTAATACTGTTCCATATCATAAAAACCGCATTTCTAAAATCGGCGTTAGTTTTCCATAAATGGATAATTAATGCGATAAAAGATCCAAGCGCAATCATAATTAGGCCTACTGGACCTGTCATAAATCGAATTGCTAAACCTAAACCTTTTGCTGCGATTGCTGCTGCTTTTGTTGCTAATGAGTATTTACCAGTCATTACCGTCATTAAAGACATTTGACCTCTACTCACCATCAAAGCGGTTTTTAATAACGCTTGAGTACTAGTGTATATTTTAGTTGCTAAGTTTAATGCTTTAGTTTTTACGTACGCAATGCCTTGTTGTATAGCTAACCTTTTAACTTGCGTTGCTAAGGTGCTATATAAACCTTTTGCCAAACCGATGATTCCGTTATTTGCTAATGTTGCACCACCGAATAACTTTGTTGCTAACGTCGCTTTACCTGTTGTCCCTATTAGTAAACCAAAAAGCCCTTTTAATCGACCTAATGGACCTAACAACAAACCAACAGCAACTGCTCCAACTTTGATAATACCGCCAAATGCTATTAAACTAGCAATCACTCTACCTATAACTGGATGAGCTTCGAGCATTTTGCCTACCCATTCACTTACAACATTCGCCACTTTTAACACTTGTTCGCCTACTGGTGCAGTCGCTTTCACAAACTGAACTAAAATATTTACGATATTACCAATTAATTGACCGACGGCGGGTGCGTTTCTTTGAGTATAGGCAATAAAATCTTTAAAGCCTTGTGACTGATCTAATGTAGCAGCCCAATTTTTAAATCGCTCTGTTAAATTGTCTAATCCTTTTAAAGCCCATTCAGTTTGTCCGCTAAATGCTTTAAATAAATTGATAATACCTAAAAATGTATTGCCAAACACACTACCTAATACGGGTAAATTAGCTTTAGTATAATCAATAAATGATTTAATACCTGTTTGTGTTTCTGCTTTACTTACCCAAACATCAAACTTTTTAGATAAGTTTTCTAAGCCTTGAGCTGTCCAGCTAAACAGTGGACCAAACATTGTAAAAATCCTAGTAAGACCGTTACCTAAATAACCCGCCGAATTAAGTATGTTTTGGAATATAGCCGGTCCTCTCGTATTAATCATATCAAAAGCAGCTAAAGCATTTTCAGAAGAAGTTACCCAGTTGTACATTTTAAGACTTGCTTCGGCGATTTGATTAGCTGTTTGTGTTAAAAATGGGTTTAAGATAATCAAAGCTCTTTTCGCTGTATTAATACCGTTTGTCATAGTATTAAAAATTGCAGCTTGATTTTGAGCGATAAGACTTTCCCACGTCTTTTTTAAACTTTTTAAAGATGATTGGTAGTTCTTAACCTCAGTTGTAACTTTTAAAGTTTTATCCTCCAACATTTGTAATGCGGACGTCGCTTGTTTTACAAATGCAAAAGCAGCTCCACCGGCGATTCCAAATGCTCCACCTAATCCTACGACACCGCCAGCAACACTTGCAGTACTAGCACCTATCGCCATAATAGATGTAGTAGCAGCGCCAGCCATAGGTACAATAGCGGGTAACACTGCCATAACAACACCTTTAAAAGTACCACCTAAAACCTCTTCGACATTGCGAAAAGCTGTACCAATTCTGTTAATACGGGCGATTAAAGTTTTAGAATCTTCTTGTATAGCGTTAAGGCTAGTTCTACTTGTTTTACTAAATCTATTAATATTTCTTTGAGTAAGACTTAAAGATGTATCAATACCTTTAAAGGAATTGTTCAGTTGAGTAACATGAAAGCGAACTTTATTAAACTCAACCGCTGAACGTCCTGATAACTTTTTAAAGTCAACATCTTTAATTCCTTTATTGATTTTTGTCATTGTTTCGTCAGACACTCGTCCAACTTTTTTAAGTTCTTTAGACGCTTGATCTAACGAAATATTAACGTTATCTAAATTTTTAGTATAGGCAGCAAATGCATCTTGTTTCATTTGCTTGCGTAATTTTGAATCGGAATCTCTTAACGAGTCTAGTTGATCCTTTGTTTTAGACAACGATAAAGCCATAATTTTTGATTCGCCTTTAAATCTATCGGCGAATTTAATTTGATTTAAAGATACGGCTTGTTCTTTTAAGTTTTTAACATCTTTAGTAAGTGTTTTAAACGCTTTTTGTGATTTTTTTGACATTGAATCAAAATCAACGTCTTTAATCGCTTTGTCCAAGTTTTTCATAGTAGTATTTGCTACTGTACCAGTTTCTTTGTACTCTTTTCGCACTTTATCAAGTTCGTTATAAAAACCTGATAAATCAACGTCGTCACCAGTTTTGGTTAAAGTTTTATTTAATTTATTCGCTTGTTTATCCATTAAGTCAAAGCGTTTGCCAAAATTCTTTTCAGTCTTTTGAGTTACTGCGTCAAATTCAGCTAACTTTCTTTCCATTCTTGATACACCACGATTAAAACCGTTAACATCAGCGTCAAAGCGTACGGAAACCTTGTCAATCTCAGCCATTTACTTCACCTCTCTTTATATCACGAGTTTTCTATTCGTTTGATTTTGTCAAAGTCGTCCCAATTTAAATCTTTTCTGGTTAAAACTTGTGTGTTTTGATTCGTTGATTCATCAGCACTTAATTGTTTTAAGAATTTTTGCGCTGCTTTTGCTTGTTCTTTTGTTTGAGGGTTCGACAATGACCGTGATACGTGATTGATGTATAACTCTTGACGTTGTATTTTCGCTTTTTCTTCTTCTTCGTTGAAGTGAATTAATAAATAACCTAGTAAATCGACAGTTGGTGTGTTAAGAACTTGTTCTCTACCGCCCAAAATATTTGATAGCTTATATACAAAAGCATCTTCTATACTTATTTGTTCGCGTTCTTCATTTGTTCTTCTGCTGTTTTGGGTTTCATGAATGCTAGAGCCTTTCCCAATTTTTTCGAAAGTGATTGAACGCGTTTAACAATCTTTTCAATATCATTAACTTCGATAACTGCTTCAGCAATTTCAAAGTACGTGTCCATGTCTTGTAGTTCTAAATAATCTTGCGAGATTCCGCTAGTCACCGATAAAATTTCAGTTGTACGTTGTGGCACTTCCTCAATTAAGAAACCTAGCGCGTTTAAAATATCGAATACATTAAATTCTTCGCTTCTAAAAATATCTTCAAAATCAAAGCCTTCTGTTAAGTTTTCAATTAAATTGCCAACAGTTTTTTGGAAATCTTTATTGCTTTGTAGATCCTTTTGTGTTTCGTTTAAGATTTTTGTTAAAGCTGCAAATTGTCGTGGTCTAATCGCTTCGATTTCAATGGCTACTGATTCATTTGTATCTACAAAGTTCCCTTCACGATCTTGATTAAATTTCTTTAAATTTACTTTAGTCATTTATAATTCCTCCGATTTTAAAATTTATAATTAAACATAAAAAAATGGGGCGTATAGCCCCACGTTATTACTCTTGATTTTCAACTGTAATTTGAATAGTACCCGTTACACGACCAGAGTCTTGTGCTGTCGCTGTAATGTCAACAACGCCCTCACCAACGCCTGTAACTTCTCCAGTATCTGCGTTAACTGTCGCAACACTATCATTGTTACCAGAATATTTAAGTGCTTTGTTTGCTGTATCTGGTTGCACTGTTGCTGTAATTCTTGTGCTTTCTAAAGGTTTAATCGTTTCTTTATCTGCTGTTAAATTAATTGATGTTACATTAGGTTTACTGGTATTTTGTACGTCGTCCAAACGTGTAGAAACCTCTTTTGATAATTGTCCATTTAAAACTTCGTTCCATGTAGGTAATACACCGTTAGGGTCAGTTTCTCCAGTAAAGAAGTAGTTACCTTTTTTATTCGCGTCAGCACCATCACGTACGTAAGCGATAAATTCCATTTCAAATGTACCTTGTTCGTTACCGAAAGCACGTTCGGCTTCTGAGTTTGAAGCAGCTTTATAAATATTAATATCACGCGAATGGTCGTTACCTGCAAAACGTGGGTGAATACGAATTGGTTTACCACGACGACGGTTAGAAGCTCCTAACGGGCTATCTGTAACACCTGTCACGTCACCTGATTCGTCGGTAACATCTTCAGTACCAGCAATCGCTAATTTAAGAATATCAATTGTTTCTTGTCCGGCAACAATCTTGACAGTTACACCATAAGAAACTACACGCTGATCGTATGCACCGTTTCCGTAATCTTGGAATGTAATGTCTTCAAAGTCCGGTTCAAACGATACTGAACCGCCCTCAACTTGTAAATACGAACGTGTGTCACCGTTTTTACCATCAAATTTAATTAAATCATCGCCCTCACCGATTAAGATATCAGCAAGTCCGAACATGATTTCATCGTCCCCACTACGTTTAGCGGTTTGTGCAAAGTGTTGCATGTTTAATTTCAAAAAATCTTTCTTTTGTGTAAATGGATATTTTTTCATCTCCACGTTATTTCCTCCTTAATATAAAAAACACGCTCATTCCTGAACGTGTTTAATCTCTTTAATATATGCTTGAAAATTAATGCTATAACTCATGATTTTATCTTCATCTACACCAAGTCTGGCTGGAAGATGGAGCGCTTCGATAGAGTACACTTTAAAATTAAGCTCTCTATCTTCTAATTGCACTCTCATAATTATGTCTTGTAATTGATGTAGTAAATTATAAATTTTGTCTGCTACATTGTATGCTTTTTCAAAATTTGATGATTTAATAAGCACTTGATAATTAGGTTTAACCAACACACCTTTGTAACTACTTGGACGCTCGCCAGATTCGCTATAAACCGTCACTATATTATCATTAACACTACTGTAATTAATGGTATAGTACATATCATTATCAAGTGCATTTTTTATATAATTTTTTAACGGTTGCTCAATCATATAGCTACTCCCAACTTTCTTTTAACGAATCAGAGATAGTTTGATACCAGTTATCTTTATTTAAAATAGCTGCATTATGCAAATATTTTCTTCCAGGTTGAAAACCACCAACAGGCGATTTTGCTCTTGTTATTTCACCGCGTCCGTTATAGTAATAATCGGGGTGTTTAACACCGCGACGATACAAAGGATACACACCTTTTCTTTCGTGTTCTTCGTGCCGCCTTAAAGCATATTTTAGGTTTGATCCTGTAACTGATGAAGCGACACCGTTTCTAAACGATGTTTTTGATTGAATAGAGTTTTCAAGTTCACCGTCTTGCCTAGGTGCCAGTGCTTTACTATCGCTTTCCATTTCCAAGCTAAATAATCCGACGTTTTTTCGTAACGCTTTATCAAATCTTTCTTTGCTTCCCGCAAATTTGCCCTCTAAAGCACGAATTCTACTCGAATCAATAGTAACACGCATGTTTTTACTATTAGGCATCTACAATTAACGTCCTAAAGTATACTTTGTTTGCCGTTAAGTTTGTTGTTTCTGTATGTGTTTTGATAGTGCCATTTTTAGTTATTCCTCCAATTGTTGTATAAGTTACTTTCGCACCGTCTACAATTGGAAAATTTGGTAACACGTCTATTTTATCACTAGCGTCAGTGATTGCTAGCATTTCATTTCTGCGTACTTCACCGTTTTCAACTACCCTACACTTACCAGAAACTTTTTTTGTTAACGGCTGACCGTAATCGTTTAATTTAATTCGTCCTTTATCATCAAGTGTAGGCACTTCGATTGTTATGGATTGGTTCATTACTGGTTTCATATCAATCTACCTACACGCGCAATATTTGATTTTGTCGCTTCGTCTAATCGTCGAATCAATTCTAACAAGCGAGGGCTTATATTATCGTCAAAAGATACACTCACATCTTTAACGCTGTAATTTTTAACGCCTTGCCTCCGCAACATACCAAAACCTTCTTCTTCCGCCTCAATGTTATACAACGCTTGTAAAGCGACCATACGCGCCGACAAGGTAATTTTAGGGTAATTAATCAATAAATCATTTACCTCTTCTTGTGCGGCGAATATGTGCTGATTAACGACATTTTCATCAAGACTTTTATAATATTCATTTGTCGGCATGTTATTAATGTATTTAATCACTTGTTCAGTGGTTACATTTGCCATAACTTACCACCTCAGACTTTATAACTATCTAACGCTTTAAGATAGTCAGAACGGATAGGACCTGTTTTCCCTGTCGGAATAACTTCGATGCCAAATTCGTCGACGATCTTTTGGAGATCGCTAACCTTTAAATCATTAATATCACCGTATTGAGATAAATCTTTTTGATTACTTATCGACATATCTAAATACGGTTTCAAAGATTGTGCGTACTTATCTTCTAATTCGATTAAATCACCTTTGCGATAAATGTTACCTTTATACGCAATTACTCCATCTTTAATAATATATTTATTCATAAGGAATCACGCCTTTATACGCTTTCTTCTTCTGTACCGTCGTTACCTAAATCTTGTTCACCTTTTCTATCGCTAACATCAAGATAAACAGTTCCATTTAAGTTTTTAGTAACCGGCATTACAACTTCACCAACAATTGTTTTTTCAGTAATTGGGTCTTGTGTTGTAACTGTTTGAATAAACTTACCGATTTTAAAGTTATTTTCAACTGACGGACCTGTCATTGTAGAACCTAAAATAGCAGCGTGTAAAACAACTTTGTCGTCCGCTAAATGTTTGTGCTCAGTGAATGTTCCATCTTCATTTTCGATAATTGTTTCATTATCGTCAATTTGAATTGGTGGTAACTTAACAGATGTAAACAATCCATTTAACATTTCGTCTGTAACAATTCGAGGGCTATTTGAATTAGCAAATAGTTCATTTTTGATTTGACCAGATCTAACCAACTTTTCGTAAGTAGCAGATGACATTTTGATAACGTCAGGCTTTTTACGTCCGTTTGTTTTTTGGAATTGTTTAACCGCTGCTAATAAATCGCTGATTGGAGTAGAGTCTTGACGTCCCCACGGAATAGCTGCGACAACGTCGTTTTCTTTCGGTCTTTCTAAATCAAAAGTTAAGCGCGTTTGTGTTGCTGCGTCCGCATAGTCAAAACGTCCGTTATAAACCATTTGCGCACGAATGTATTCTTTTGTGTCGTCAACTGACACAGACAAGTCATTCGTATTCATCAACACGTTATCCACAACGCGTTGCTTTTCTTCTGGCATACGAGGATTTTTATACTTGTAAATTTCAACCTCGTCCAAGAAATAAGCGTTTTGAATTTTTGTTAATGTTGCAACTGCTTGCTTCCCTTGTCCTTTTGAGCGAATAGGTGATCCACTGTTGAAACCAGTGATTGATGCAGCAGCATTAATTTGTGATTCGATAATGTCATAAACATTATCGATGTCATAAACTTGTTCTACTGGAAATGCGCTTGCTAAAGGATACTTAACCAAATTCGTACCATCTTCGTTACGAATCTTGTCTGCTTCCATAACAAACGCTTGTAATGATGTAGCTTGTAATCTAGCGTCTTCTAATACCATTAAATGTTCCTCCTCTTATTAAATGATTAAATATCAAAAATTAAACGACCTTTAGTCGCGTTTTTAAAGTTTTGTGTAACACCATGACAGCGCGCTTCGATAACTGACGCTTCACGAATAGCGCCTACCATTTCGTTTGTATTTGGTTCAACAGTAACATCAAACGACGTTAATACTGCACCTTTCATTGTTTCTGGTGTTTGTTCTTTTACAAGTTCATACAAACCAGTTGTATCATTTCTAAAAATAGCTGTGCCCGCGGGTACGCTTGTTACAGCACTAAACTTAGAAGCGTCTAACACCGGATTGCCGACAGTATACTGAACATACTTACCGTCACGTAAAAATTCGATTTTACGATCGTACTGATTGATTGTTTTAGGTTTTAAGTTCATTGTTTTTATTCCTCCTTTTTTACTTTTTACCTAACAAGCGACGTGCGTTATTAATGCCGATTGATTCATCAGACTTTTCAATGCCGCCGTTACCTTGTTGTCCACCTGCATTATATCCAGGTGAGTTTGAATTAGAGTTATCTTGAGAACTATTATTTGTGTCTTCGTTAAACAAATAGCTGTCTGATTCTTTTAAGTTTTTAAGTTGATCTTCTAAACCAATAACACCATGTCCCTCGTTTGATAGAGTTAAATTATCTGTATCGATTAAAGCAAGTACAGCGCGTTCGTTTCTAGCTCCAGCATTGGTTAACGCTTTAGAAACTTCATATTTTAGTTTTAAGCTATCCATTTCCTTTTTGTGTTGCTCGTCTTTTTGTTTGTTTGCTTGTTTTAACGCTTCTAACGTCTCGCTTAAATCATCGCCGTTTTTAGCTTTCTTTTGTAACTCATTTAGTTCGCTTTCTTTTTCGTCGATACGTTGTTTATAACTCTTCAATTCTTCTTGCGCATAGTCGTTCTTAGCACTAAAGTCATTTACTTGTTCTTTTAGTGTTTGAACTTCTTGACCATGTAGCGACATCACCTTTTCAACTTGCTCATCAGACAATTCTAATCCTCTTAAATCATCTCTAGTAAAACTCATAAAAACATCTCTCCTTACGTTTTTTTATACGGTGTTACGACACCGAAAGGGTTGTAACGTAACGTGTTACTTACGAATTTTCGACATAAAAAAAGCCCGGCTATTAGCCAGGCTACGCATACACAGTCATGTCGAAATATACCAACGGGTATGCCCACATTATAACGCATTACGTTACAAAAGTCCAAGTCATGTTCACTTTGTAAAGTAAGTAATCACTTTTTTATTTGTTAGTTTTGTGTTTTCGATATGATTCTGCTTCTTTTTTCCAACGTTCGCGAAGTGATTTTCTTTTAGGGCTACGACCTTTTTCGATAGCGCTTTTTCTCGCAATCGCGGCAGCTTTCTCTCTTTTTCTTCTAACTTCTTCTTGCTCCTCTTTTGTTAGTACACTCATGTTAACACCTCCAAATGTAGTACGCCGGTAGCTTCGTCATCTGAAATGATTTTAAATCTTGTGTTTTTGTCTAATAAAAATTCCAGTTCCTCTGAAAATTCGCTAACATACTCTAAATAAGCACCTTTTGCTCCTTTAGGAACATCAATCTTTAAGATTTTTGCTCGGTCATCTATGTTCTCAGCAACTTCCTTATCAATACTTGTGCTAGTAAAAGACAAAAACGTATTTGATTTTTTGTTATCAATTAAGTATTCATATTCGCTTATATCAATACTTCTATACACTTGAATCGGTTCAGTAAGTTTAAACTTATTTAAAGCAACAGAAATACTGTTAATAAGTTCCTTTTGATCATCATCAATACCAGTAATAACTCCTCTTAAATAATTGTTAATATATTCATAATCCATAAGAGTATACTTCGAAACTGCAATAAATTCGTTTTCTGTTAAATCTTTAGCCCAAAGTTCACCAGCTTCTTTTAACTTTCGAATCTTTTTGTCAGTCATTTTAAAGTTAGGTTTTTCTATTGGTACGGTTTTGTTTATTGTAACATCTTTGTCTTTTGGTAGTAAGCCTTTCATCTTTGCTACCCAATCATAGTATTTAACTTTGTCTGTATTTTTTACTTTAATGTATTCGTTTAAAGACTTTGGACCATTTTTACCTAATCTTCGTTGCATCTTATTGTATGATAACGCTTGTCGCCTTGCTTTTGCTTGTGCTTTTTGGATATTATCATACTTTTCTTTTTCTTCTTTGGTGCGAGGATCGTCGTCGACATTAAAAGTTTTTGATTTCTTTAAATGCATGTCGATTTCTGATTTACTTTTAAACTTTAAAACAAACGGTCTAAAGTTACATCTGCAATTTGGGTGCAATGGAAATGTTTTATACAGATTGATATAAGGGAACTTGTCCCCTCTTTCTGTCGCAAACACTCTCCCTCTGTACCTAGCACAAGTTTCGCATGTAGGTATATTGCCAGTTACATAGACATGTTTAACGTTATGCTCTTTGTATCTGTTCAAATGCGAATGATTGTATGCAGTTTGCTTTTTAGTACGCGTTACCGTTTCAGCATAAAAGTCTAAAGGTAAATGTTTACCATCTTTTGTAACAAAAGCCGTAAGTTTTTCATCTGCAAACTTATTCGCAACACGCTTTGACACTTCTTTATTAGGCATTCCAACAAGCAATCCGTTATTAATCTCTTTGTTAACATCATTAAGCACTTTTTTTATGTTTTTGTTAGCATTCGCTTTCGCTGTTCTAACTGCTGCGGTTAAATCTAACATTGTGTCTGTAACAATATTTGTTAACGACGTTACATGTATAGCCGAATTAATAACTTGTTTCGGATTAAATTTGGTAGCAGCTGCAATCACACTTTCTTGTATTAATAGCTTTTGTGCGTCAGACAAGCCTTGTAGATAGTCGTTGTACAACTCTTTAGGTATTGTATTAGATAATCCAGCGTCCAACTCTTTAAAAAGGTTATCAACTTGCTTATATAACTTATTGATTTGTTGTTCATCGGTAATGTTTGTCTGTTTGATATAAATATCAATCTTTTGTAATAGGTAGCGAATAAGCGCTTTAATTTGTTCTGGCGTCATTTATATCACTCTATTCATCTTGTTCTTCGTCTTGATTGTTATTGATAGGATTACCAAACTCGTCCAACGGATTACCTTCTTCATCTCTGTTGTTTAAAAAGTTTTGTAGCGTTTGATTACCTCTATCTATTGCTAACGAATCGGTAGACGTTTTATCGCTTCTGATACGTTCGATTTCCTCGTCTATCCACTCTTCTGATTTATCTGGATTGTTTTGACGCACTGTTTCTTCTAACGATTGTGCACCTGCTTGATATTTTGTGATATTGTCTGTCGATACCTCTTGTTTTGGTTGTGGTAGCATATCTTTAAACATAATATTTGGACGTTCTATAATTACAGAACTATCTGTATAGTTTGCTAACCACAACGTCGATTCAATAACATCTTTTAAAAACTCAACATATTCATCTCTAATCTTTTCCGACTTAATAATAGACACCATTAAATCATAGAATTTTGCAACACCTGATTGCGCGTTACTACTTTCACGTTTAACAATCTCCACGGCATTTTCTGATGTTTGTGTTTCTGCTAACATCGCACGAACTATGTCTTTGATATACGTCATATCACCAATTTTCGTAGTGTCTATTTGATGAATCTGAATGGATTGTCCTGTATCGGTGTCGATTTCAGTAATTTCTAACGAACGATGATCAATTTTGTTTTCGTCACCGTACATATCAAGCGCAATATTCTTTAATGCGTCCATAGTTTGTTTTGACACACTAATTCGCGGCTTACCGTTACGCTCAAATGTTTGTGCTGAACGCGTTAAAGACCAATTAATTTCCTCTTGTTTACCGTCCAAACCTTTTAACGTTGATTTGCCTAGTCTGTTGTTAAACGTTGGTTCGTTAGCTAAATAACAAACTAACACACGTTGACGCCCTTTAAACTCTTTTGTTAATTGGTTTGGTGCCATTTTTAACTTTTCTTGAATTAATAACGGGTCGTCTACTTGTTCAAGCGTTCCGTCATCGCTACGAAGATACAATCTATCTATTGTCACTAACGATTGTTCTTGTTCTCTTTCCGTATACACATGGATATAACTAATGTTATTTTCCATTTCTTCAGCAGTCGGTTCTAATTCATAAACAAGGTCAACACCTAAGCCGTCCGTGTGCGGATAATAAATGTTTCTTTCTTTAAATTCAATGCTTATTTGATTGTTTTTGATTGACGGTACTGCTACAATGCCGCCATCAATTTGTAGTTGAGAAATGTTCATTGCGTGATTAATCTTGCTGTTTTTAATAATTTGTTCAATCAATTCTTGTTGAGGATCAATTATCTGTCCATTAATGTCGTCCGTTTCAGTGCCTTCAATTAGTTCTATCTCTTGTTCATTATCGTTTGTATTATTTTCGTTCGATTCTTGTTGGTCTGCTACTGTTTTGCTTGTTCTCGGATAATTTGTTTTGAATTGTCCGATTGAACGCGATACCAATAACGACGGAATATCAACAATAATACGACACATGTTTAGCATAATATATGGTGTTCTAACGTTTTTACTTGTCGTGCTATCACCACTAGCACTATAAACATCAATAATTTCACCGTTTTCGATTAACTCTTTAGCTCTAGGGAATATTTCGTGGTGGTTACCCTCGTATAAATTTCGATAATAATACATATCTCCATGAACTGATTTAATAGTGTCTTTACTAAATTCATTCCAATTCAACTCATCATCTCTATAAACAGCCATTACACTACCTCCCGTTATTTTATTTTAAATAATAACTTATTACGTTACTTTCTACCATGCGTTTGTGGACGATACTCTCGAAGCTTGTTTATTAGCAAAGTAATTAAGCGCTTGTGTACATGCGTCGACTGTATCATCATTTTGACCATTAGGAAACGTGGCCAATTCTTCTATCATTTCATCAAGATGTGGAACTGTTTTAACAAAATGTACGTTATTTGCTTCAAAAAACGGTGTAACTGAATACGCTCTTGCTTCTTTACTTTCTTTTGGTGTAATAGGTATGATTCCACTAATAGAACGCTTTAATGTGTTTATAATAGCTGGACCATTCGCTTTGTCCTCTACTAATATTTTTCTACATCGTGGATATTTTTTGTGAAGTTGCTGCGTTGCTTTAACACTTTGTGTAAAATCTATTCTCTTGCGCACTTGGTCAATTAAATAAAAATCAGCACCTTTTTTTATCCAAACTTGCCCAACAACAAAGTCACTTTTATCAGTATCTTTAAATGTAAAGTCCCACGATATAAGCATGTCATCGTGCTGTCTAGGCGCGCTATCAACCTTGCTGATCCATTTCCTTTTAAATATCGAGCCACTTTCTGGAGAGGGTCTTTGTTGATATAATGACGCCCACGTTCTTTCTCCAACTTCTTTCTTTTTATAAGCTGCCCAATCTTCATCATAGCCTAGTGCTGGACATAACGCTTCACCGATTTCCCGCCCTAACAAATCATCGTTTTTTTCAGCTATTGCCGGCAATCTTAAGCGCGTCCAATTGTATGGACTACCTTTTAATAATCTTCCAACAAAATCATCTTCGTGCCATCGCGTCATAATTACAATAACACTCGCTCCTTTATGAAGACGCGTTGATAATGTTGATTCCCACTCAGCCCACACATTATCGCGATAAGTTTTGGATTGAGCTTCTTTAGCGTTTTTGATTGGGTCGTCAATTATCATTAAGTCGGCACCTTGTCCGGTAATAGAACCGCCGATACCAGTTGAAATCATACCACCACGTTTTGATAATATCCCCCAGTTATTTACTGAACCATTGTCGAATGCGATTTGTACTTTATTTAAGCTGTTTGCAAACTCTAAAAACTTATTACGATTTAAGCGACCAAATTTTCTCGCTAATCCATCTGAATAAGATGCTGTTATTACGCGTTTATTTGGGTGCATTGTTAAAAAATACGATGGGAAAGTTTCAGTTACTGCCATCGACTTACCGTGTCGTGGTGGCATTTCAATAATGATATGTTTTTGTTTACCGTCAATAATTTCTTGTAATTCATTTGCTATTAAATCTGTATGTGCGTAAGGTGTAAAACTATCGTGATGTGATAATAGTAAATAGTATTTGTAATGTGAACGTGCTAACTCTAAGCGTGCTTGATCTCTAACTTGATGTGGTATTTTATTTGTCGCCATATTGCGCGAGCTTTCTCAATTCTTCTTCAGATAAGTTAGCATAATGATTCACATTACTATCAACACGTCCGCTATGTTCCATACGTATTTTTTCGTTCCAATTTTCTGGGTCTTTTGTTTTAAGCGCATAAATAATCGCTGTTGTGTCCGGACTCACTTCTTTTTCGATAATCTCAACACGTTCGATCGTGTTACCGTCCTTGTCTGTCGTTCTATATCGACGTGTTTCGCGTATAGTGTGACCGTTAACCTTTTTCATCAAGGCATTTTCGATGTGTTGTACTGTACGCTTTTGTCCCTCTTTAACTGCGTTTCTAATCGGTTCGTATTTCTCAATCCAGTTGTACAAAGTAGGTCGAGATACACCTATCATTTCAGCTAATTCGGTATTGGACAAACCTTGACCTTTCCACTGAGTGATTTGAGCTAGTTTTTCCTCGTTTAACCACTCTTTATACATTGTGATATTACCGCGTTTTCTACCCGCTTTACCTTTAGTCATTACTATCACCTCACTTGATAAGAGATAAAAATTCATTTCTTAATTGGGCGTTATCTTTAAACGAACCACGAATAGCTGATGTTGTAGTAGATGACGTCGCTTTTTTAATACCTCGACCACACATGCACATGTGTTTTGCTTCTACAACTACCATGACACCTTGAGCTTGTAAAACTTCGTCAATAGCGTCCGCAATTTGTGTTGTTAGTCTCTCTTGAACTTGAAATCGTTTAGAATAACCGTCAACCAAACGCCCAAATTTCGATAATCCTGTAATCTTTTTGTTTGGAATATAGCCGATATGTACACGACCATGAAAGGGTGCGAAATGATGTTCACATAACGAATTAAACTCAATGTCTTTAACGATTACCAATTCCTGATGTCCGTCTACATCAAATTCTTTTTCTAAATGTTTTCTTGGGTCCTCTCGATAGCCCTCTGTATACTCTAAATACGCTTTCAACACTCTAAACGGTGTTTCTTCTAATCCGTCACGCGTCGGATCATCACCGCACACACGAATTAATTTTCTTAAACCTATCATAATGTTTAGGAGGTCTTGTTCGTTTTTTTTGATGTCGGGCTTCAACACTTCTAATTTTTTGTACTGTTCATCACTAATAACTTTTAAACTCTCAACTTGATTAAACACCGCGCTTATTCCCCCAAACGATTGAATGTAATTGTGGTAGTGCTTGAACGTCGTTAAATTCTGGTTCGTTAATAACTACGTTCCATAACTCGTCTAATTTATTTAACAGTTGCTTCGTAATGTCTTTGTCTGTATACGGCGATTCGTTGCCTACAGATAAGTAATAAGGGATATTATTGTCTCTATATCGATTAAATACTTCTTTAGCATACTCTTTGTCCTTGTCGTTAAAATACACGATTTTTAAGCTAAAATTAACTTTATGCGTTAATAGCTTAGACACAATGTCATCCAACACATTAAAATCTATTTTCATCAGCGAACTTGGTGGCTTTGGGCTAATTGTTAAATCATCAATTTTTAAAAACCAATCACGCCAAATACTCCCTTGTGTCTCTAATCCAACCTTTACACCGTTTTTATGACAAATATCAATAAATTCGTCCATAGCCTTACCTATAAGCGCCGGATTACCTCCTGACACTGTAACATGACTAAATGATTTGTCGCCTGCTTCTTCTACAAGTAAATCGAACACTTCTTGCGCCGTGTTGCGTCTTACATTGCCCTTTTCACTTCCGTCCCAAGTGTATTTGGTATCACACCATGAGCAGCTATAATCACAACCATAAGTCCTCAAAAACATTGTTTTTTTACCAATTATCATGCCCTCGCCCTGAATTGTAGGACCAAACACTTCTAAAAATGGAATCTTTGCCATTAATATCCCTCCTTATACGTTACGTATGAAGTAGGTGTTTCGCGTACAATCACCTGTAACACTTGCGGATTATTGTTATAATTCTTCAATTCTTCTTGTAGTGTTTTGTAAATTGCTTTTGCTACGTTCTCAGTAGACGGCTCTTCTTGGTTAAATCTAAACTCATCATGATTATTCATCAGTGTATGGTCGTATCGTCCGTGTACTGCTTGCTTAAGCAATTGAAAGTTAACTAAAAAACCGTTCTCCATCAACTCATTACCTACAATAGTGACATTAACAAAATAAGTGTGTCCGTGTACGTTTTGACACTTACCAGCACTTACGTGATCAATAAAATGAGCTGCTGCAAATTGCATGTCTTTGTTTAGTTCGTATTTAAAATTATGTGGTGCGACAGGGTAAAATTGTTGTAACATTTAAACTCCTCCTAGATTAAATTAATTTTGTTGAAATGGTGTATTTACTAATGTTGTTAATCCAACTTCTTTTGGGTGCTTTTGTATAAATTCCTCTAGCCCTTTGCGTCTTAATTTGCATGCCGGACATTCTCCACAGCCTTGTCCTATTACGCCGTTGTAGCACGTAAGTGTGTTATTAACGACGTATTTAAGATGACCTAAGTTGGCAGCTAATTCCCACGTTTCCGCCTTGTTTAACCACATTAACGGTGTTTCAATTGTGATGTTTTTGTCTAGCCCTAATTGCAATGCTGGTTCTAACGCCCGTACAAATTCATTTCTACAATCTGGATAACCGCTAAAATCTGTCTCGCACACACCGGTAACGATTGTGTCCGCTTTACGTTGATATGCTACAACACTTGCTAAAGTTAGGAATAGGATATTTCGTCCAGGTACAAATGTGTTAGGTAGACCTGTATCATTATCAACATCAATATCCATATCACGTGTTAATGCGTTGACTGTTAATTCATTAATAACAGATGCATCAATAACCTGATTTTTAACGCCAAAGTCTTTCGATATTTTTTTGGCCACTTCGATTTCTTGCTTGTGTCTTTGATTGTATGAAAATGTAATTGTTTCAACTTCATCGTAACGTTTTAAAGCCCACAATAAGCATGTTGTGCTATCTTGACCGCCACTAAACACGACAATTGCTTTACTCATCTAACCACTCCTTTAATTGCTTTAATCTCATACCAAAACTTAAATCGTTTAACGGAAATTCTTTATTAGGAAATAATTGTGATAGATATTGACTATATGGCTTACCTGTTAAAAATATCGTCTTATCTTTAAAATCAATTTCCTTTTCCTGAAGTTGTTTTACGCATTTATACGCCCATTGCTTACGCTTTAACTTGTTCATATTGTTTAAAGTTAATTCATACGGCGACACTATATCATTGAGTTCTAACACGCCGTATTTTGCGCTAAGAATATAAATGTGATCATCTTTAGTAGTTATTTGCTTTGCATACTTTAATTGTTTATGAAACAAGTCACTTTTATATAAGTTTTCAGCTGTTGTTTGTTGATTTACTTTTGATTTAACACACGATATAAAGACTATCATCACCACAACACCTTTCGTTTGTTAGCTTTTTCAAGATGTTGTCCCCACTTTACCCACTCAATACACTGGAGGTAATCAGCATGTTTGTAAAAGCCTTTAACTGTTTTTGTGTTTGCTGGACGAGGGTATTTAACTAACTTCTTTTTGACTGGATCATACATGTCTAAATTTCCAAAACGACTTCCACCTAGCCAACTTGTACTATCAACGCTATCAAAGTTATTTCTCTTTGTTATCGAGTCGTTAGTATATCCTAGCCCGTGTATTTTAGTGTTTGCTTTATGTGCTGTATCAATAAACCACTTAAATAATTTATGTTCACTTTTTTTAAAGTCTTTGATAGCAATACCACCTAGCGCTACATAGTCATATTCCTGTATCATCTTAAACCAATATTCCTTTCCCCTTGATTTGTGAAATACTGGAATACATTTCTTGCCGGTTAGTGATTCTAGCTTTGCTCTTAACTGCTCAACTTTTTCTAATCCAACCACACTATCAATATCAAGTTCAAAGAAGTATTTTATATCGTACTTGTTGATAAATGCCGCATATTCCTCAACGTACCTATCAAAATTTATCTTCACTGAACCACTGTTTTTAATTTCGGCCATATAAGTAAATGCACCTGAATCAAGCAAAAACATTTTACAATCGTCCGACAACACATAGTCCATAACTGTACGTTCAGATTTACCTGACACCTTTTTGAAATAGTGAAAGCTATCGAGGACATAAGGTGGTTTAGCTTCTGCTAGTAAATACGGACGTGCTGTCCATGATGCTAAAAACAAGCGCGTCATTATACTTCCTCCAAAAAGTATTCAACTGCTTCATACAGTTCTCCGCTTTTATAATCGTCAAAATCGTCAATTAATTTATCATGTGTTAGTTTTAACAACTCAATAGCTCGCTCTAGTTTTGATTCACCGTCATCGTTATTTGAGTTAGTTGCTTCGTCATCATCTTCAAATAAACTATCAACGTCCATATCATTCATTAAGTTTTCTATTTCGTCATCGTCAAAACCTGTTAATTCCCTCATAGACGCGTCTAGCTCTTCGATAACTTCTTTTAGCTTGTCAGCGTCCCAATCCCCTTCAACTTTGTTTAAGGCGATATTTAACGTCTTTTCTCCTTGTTCGTCTAAATCAACAACAGACACGTCTACTTCTTGATAACCTAAATCTTTGAGGACTTTAAAACGTTGGTGACCACCGACAATGTTGTTTGTTTTTTGGTTCCAAATGATAGGATCAACATAACCAAATTTTTCGATACTTCTTTTGATTTTTTGATACTCTTCGTCATGTGCTTCTAAATCGACACGCGGGTTATAATTTGCTGGTTGTAAATCGTTTATATTCATTTTCTTTAATTCCATGTTTCAACCTCCTGGCGTTATTAAGTCTTAAAAAATAACTTAATACGTTACTTATTAGCAGACTTTTTTAACTGTTTTTGTTTATACGCTTCATATTCTTCGTCAGACTTACACAACACTTGCGCTATTTCGTTTATAGTCGTATGAACGGTTTGCCTTGATGTCGTTAATACATCACCTATATATTCACATGTATGACCTTGTATACGTAACGTAAAAACAATGATATGACGGTCTTTGATTAACTTGTCTGCGTTGTTTTCGATAAAGTCAACTTTATTTTGTAGATTAGCAACAATATTATTTGATTCCATTAACTGTTTTGCACGTCTGAACGTTGTATCGCTAACGTTGTCACTTTTAGGCATAGCAGCGTCATCGCCATATTGTGCTACACCCTCACCAGTCGTTAATTCTTTGTCATACATTGCTTTCAAGCGTGCTAATGTCTTCTTGTTCTCGTTGTACCTTTTCATCATGTTAATCACTTGTTTAGGGCTATATTGCACTGACTACACCTCTTTAAATGTATTTATGAGCAACGTCCAAGTAATCATAGTAAATACCGTTTTTACTTTTAATCGGTTTTAAATTACTTTTAAACCACTCATATGGGATTGATTTACGGTCTAACTCTCTTTTTAGTTTTGCAAAAGTGAATATGTCTAGTTTGTACAACTCGTTTGCTTGCTTAAATAGAATAAGGATAAATGCTTCTCCTCGTTGTTTGTGCACGTTTAATAGATAATTATATTGATGCGGTTTTAACCTGCTAAAAAGGAATACCTTTGTTGATACTTCTTTAGCATCAAAAGCAACATGTTTCCCACGCGATACACCAACGAAATCGACAGTGCTCTTTTCTGAATATCTACCTTTTCCGGTACGTGTATTCACAATAGTTGGTGTTGGTATTTTTTGAATTAAAGCTAAATCTCTTTCCAAATACTGCCTGTTTGTTGCGTTGATCGCGTCCTCTAAAAACTTCCCTCTGTTTTTATACGGTGTTTTAAATGTCATAGATAATCCCCTTTTCATACATCAATAGAACTAGACGATTCTTGCATAAAAAGCTAACTTGTGACGTTTTGTTATTGTCTTTATCCTCAATAGTTTCGATATTCCTAACTTGATGATTATTTACATCAATTGTCAACATGTAGTCTTGTTGATATGGTGCTTGAGTATCATATAATGTTCTAGCTGCTAAAAGGTATTTTGCGCTTACTACCTCGTCATCTACAAATATATCTTCAACGTGTTTTAAATGTTTGTAATCAATCACTTTAAATTCCCCTTATCGATCATTTCTGTGTTTAAAAATATAATCTTCTAGCTCGAATAACTCTTCGTCGTTCATGTTATATACTTTGTTATAATTAGCACTTTTATTTTTGTATCCATTTTTAGCTTTTACTCGAGATAAAAAAATAGTTAGCTTTATGGACTTATATAACACATGTATCAAAATTGTTTTCAACATTGTTTAGATTATCTTTTTCATATGCTCACCTCCAAATAATTAATATTGCTTTATATGCTTTCTTTACATGGAGAAAAACAATGTAATAACGGTTTACGTTACTCAGATTCATTTTACCAATAAACACGTGTAAAAGGAATTTAAAAAAATAAAAAACTTCTACTTAATTTAAGTGAAGTTTAAACTCTTTATACCAATAAAATAAGCCCCTTTTTAAAGGGGCTCGAGCAAATATAGATTAGTAGGGTATAAAATGAATAAGGAAGCACTACATTCAGTATAACCTAATCCGTTACTTAAGTCTATGATTATTCCTCTGTTTTTCTTAAACAATCTATCGAATATTCTAATGTTTCGATTTTCTTTCTTAACATATTATTTGTACCGATAGAAATTAATAAACTGATTGATAGTAATAATGATATAATCGCCCACATTAGTCTGATACCTCCGCGCGTATATTATTTAAGTTGATATGATCATACTCGTTAAACATATCCACCTCGTCATTCGCAGTTAAACGAATATAATAGTCATAAGCGATATATAAAATCACTGCGATTGTGATGATGTATTTCATTTCTTTTCACCTCTATCTAATTTATGATTCTCAAACCATTTTTGACGTCGCTTTAAATATTCTTCATGTTTATTACGTGTTCGTTTAGCTGCGCGTTCGTATTTACTCATGAATATTTTGTTCTGCATTCTTGCATAGACAACGGTGATAATAAACAATACAGTATATATCAAGATTGCTATAATCTCAGGCAGAAGTACTAACCACCACGACCAATCAATAACCCCAGTTAGTTTTAAAACGACAAATACAATTGTTAATAATTCAGCTAATCCCATTCTGTTTCCTCCTTAAGCGTCTTTATAAAATCTTGCCACCCTTTATCGTTCGTTATATCTCCAGCGCTTCCTCTTTACTTTCTGCTAACACAACACTAAACGTTTGATTCTCACGCGCTTTAGTTGCTTCTGTGAATGTTTGACCTGTTGAATCTGTGAATGTAGTAATTAGGTATTGTGTCATTGTTCCGCCCCTTTCATAAAAACCAACCAATGCGTCTTGCTTCTTTTGTTACCTATCAAAGGTACATAATCAATCACTTTTAATATTTCAGATAGCTTGATTTGTTCTTCGTTCCATTTAAATATTAATGTGCCATTTGGTTTTAAAACACGCATACACTCATCGAAACCTTGTTTTAAATCTTCTGGCCATGTTTCATTCAGACGACCATATTTTTGTACTAACCAACTTTTATCGCCACCCCTCAACAAATGCGGTGGATCAAACACAACCATATAAAAACTTTCATCATCAAACGGCATATTTCTAAAGTCGGCCACAATATCTGGATTAACTTCTAATTTGCGACCGTCACACAAATTAGTTTGTAATTGACGTTTATCCATAAAAATCACATCTTGATTACTTTTATCGAACCAAAACATGCGGCTGCCACAACATGCGTCCAAAATGCGCTTCATTCTTATCACCTCTACGTAATTTACAATTTTAAGCTACTAAAGTATTTTTGTTTATGTTCTCTATAGAGCGATCGCATTAAACTTTCTAACAACTTAATGTTATCGCTCATACTTAACGTTTTTCTTCCAGATTTCTTAATAACACCTTTACCTACGATTATGATCCCAATATTAAATGGGATAAGATTTGTATCTTTTACTTCTTTGTACAATTTTTCAGTCAGCACTAAATAATTGTAATGACCAACAAAAGATAGTTTTGCGGTACTCTTTAAATCTTCTTTAGTAACTTTTATTTCATAAGCTCTAAAAACATTTTTGGTGTCGTAAGTTAAAAAGTCCACAATCTCTCGTCCCTTTTTTAAAGGCTCTATTCCAATTGTTACTTCATGACAACCATAAACATTTAACTTATCTTTTAATAACAAGTTATATAAATATCTTTCTGCTGCTATCGTCTCATTAGATTTCATTTTTGCTCCTTTTTAAACCACTAACACTCATACTTCGGTTATCTCTAATCAATCGAGAATAGCTTATAAGAAAACTTAAAACCGCAAACGGTGACTTTACTGCTAAACCTTGTTCGCTATCAATACCGACCAATCTCACATAATATAAACCGTTGTCACTAATCGTTACCGTAAAATCTTCTACTTCTAAATAGCCGTCTTGCAATTCGAATGAAATGTCATTCTCGATTAATCCGTTAGCTATAATCTTAAAAGTAGTCATTTATTCCACTCCTTGCTAATGTCTCTTTTACTACCACTTTATAATTAGGGCATAACCAAAAAACCAAACACTATTACCAATTTTTACTTCATACCCTAACCTTTCTAAATACTTAGCTATCGCTTTTACATTTGTATAGGACCAAAATGTCGAGTGCATTAATTCTGACTTACCTTGTATTGCTTTTTTATTTATTTTAGGTTCTATCTTTTCTCTGTATATTTCTTCTATATAGCTTTCAGTAACTTCTTTTTTGGCGCTAGCAGTGTTATTCACTTCCTCAACACCTCCTTCACCTTTTCTAGTATGTCTTTAGATTCCTGATGATCCGAAACTTTTTTGTCCTCTTGCTGACTCACTTGTAAACTCCTCCACTTTTTGCAACTCCGGCGTCCAGATAGGCACGATAACCAATTGAGCTATTCGTTCGCCTTTGTGAATACGATAACTACCTTGTTGATATAGATGACGTTTTTCCTCGAAGATTTTTTCGTTCTCAATATCTCTTAAAAATATAGTTTGCATTCCGTTATCTTCATGATCATTTTTCATATTTATTCTCATATGACCTTGATAGCCCGCATCAATCTTTCCAGTCTCAATAACAAGATGCGTCTTGCTACTTACACCACTTCTTGACGTTAGTAGACCTACGTATCCTTTTGGAATATTGACCGCTATGTCAGTTCTGATTAATGCTTTTTCTTGCGGTTTTAAAATCACTGTTTCAGCAGCATAAATGTCAAAGCCTGCATCTGTATCATGATGACGCGTTGGTAGTGTTGCTTTGTTTGATAATAATTTAATTTGTAATTGATTAGTCATTGTCTGTGTCCTCCTTAATTAAATAAATTGGTTTGATGATAAAATCTATAAGTCCAATAACCGAATTATCAGACAGCTTATAATGCGTTTCTCTAATATCTCCAACCAGTTGCACAATTTCTAACATTTCATTTGTTTCAGGATTATATACTTTATCTCCAACACTAATAGTCATTTTCTAACATCTCCCTAAAATGTTCTTCTGAAATCTGTACATCTACTAAATTACATAACTCGAACCATTTTTCTGTATCGAAGTTATTGATCGCGTTTTCTCCAAACTCTTCTAATAACTGCTTTTTATGCAATTTTCCTAACTCCAGATAATAATTTTTAGCTTTTTCTTTGTCCGGTTTCTTTCCTGTTTTTAAAGCGTATACCACTGCTTCTTCAATATTTGTTGTTTCTCCATCAAAAGTGCCAATGTACACGCCTGGTCTGTCTTTAAATTCGAATGCTAATGCCGGTATTGTTTTCATTTTTTAGTCTCCTTATCGTTTCAAATCTTCAATAAAATTAAGTACTTTATCGATGTCAATCTGCTTACTTTCTGTTTTACGTTTGTTCAACCAAAAATCGAGCTCGTTCCACCAATCCTCGTTTTGATTCTTTTCTTCTAGCAATGCGTCACGTTCAGATATAATTTCGAACATTCACTTGTCCTCCTTACACCAATCTAAAATTTTCATTTAATACTGCTTCTATCCTCATTCTGCTTAAATCACAATATTGTTCACTAATATCAAAACCTATAAAGTTTCTATCGGTTTCTATAGCTGCAATTGCTGTTGTCCCGCTACCAATAAAAGGATCTAAAACCACATCTTTTTCATCAGACCAACTCAAAATATGGTCGATTGCTAATTGAAGTGGAAAAGTGGCCGGATGTTTATAAGCTAATTTGTCTTTTTGTCCAATTCCACCACCAATTGAATACTCCCATATATTATTTCTCGGTGAATGTGTAGGTACTGGTTTAATGTTTTTAGTTTGCTTTAACACGCCGTCTTTTCCTCTTTGGGTATTACGCCCCCAATTTGTATGTCCTGCCCATTTATTAGGCTTATCACATATTAAACTCGCTTTTTCTGGTTTACCTTTCGAAAATACAAACATGTATTCAAAGATTTGCGTATACCTTTTACCGTTTCTTCTAGCTGGAAATGATGACGTGTTCTTTTTATAAATCATTGTGTCGTGTAGTTTAAAACCTGCATTTAAAAATTCTAACGCTTGTTTAAACGACGAACCGGTTTCGCTGCCTTTAATAGTAGCGTCACCAACTACCCATACGATCACCCCCCCGATCTGGTTACGCGATATAGCTGTTCAATAGTTTTCTTATAATCAAAGTTATAACCGTCATAGTCTCTTAAATTGTTGTATGGTGGGCTTGTTACAGTTAAATCAATCGAATTGTTTGGTAATCGTTTCATTCCTTCAACACAATCAATCTGCGTTACTTTATTCAAAAATAAATCTTTCATTCATACTCCCTCCACCTTATAGCGTTACTTCAATCAATTAAATATCGTTATACGTTACTCAGTTGTACGCCAACCACATTAATAATCAAATTAAGTGTGTTTTGCCAACTTACTCGTCCTCCTCTAGATCCATTTGTATTTTTTCTAACAAGAACAAACATGCTGCTAAGTTTTTGTGCTTCAACGCTTGCTCAATTTCAGTTGAGTATAGACGTCTTAGTCTAGTAGTCTCGACTGGATAACCGTCCACAATCTGATTCAATCTACGTTGGACTAAGTCGTAGTACGGATTATCCGACCATGCTTTTTTGTGATATAAGTGTGTGTTGAACAATTCGACCACATCATCTAACTTGCGTTTTAGTTCGTCGCGTTCTTTTGAACACTTGAGTAGTTCGTTATACCAGTAATCCTTTGAATCGTACATGCTAGACCATCTCCCCGTCTTTCCAGATTAATGTCATAGTCATGTCGTCGTTAAGCATGTAGATATATTTAGGTGGCATGTTGTTATAATACTTATTGTTCTCTAAAATATAATTTATGCTTTTGTTTCTGTAGGAATAACAAGAAGGTTCTCCTTTTGAACTTAAATACGTTTCTACTAACATAGGAATAACGGTATCCACTGTGATTTCCTCTTCTGCTTCGACAGTGAATACGTCATGAGGCCAGATGGGCTCTAGTACATTGAACGGGCCCTCGCTATAAAACTCCACTTTCTTTCCACGCTTTGATATGAAAATTTTGCCTTTCACATCATTCTCCCACGCCCATCGAATTAATCCAGCTAAGTTCATTTCTACTTTTTTCTTAATCTTCATCATCGTTCCTCCTCTAAAATTTCTATCACTCTTTCAGGTGCTAAATAACCTTGTACTATATCGATACTTCTGTCCGTTATGTCTGCTAACTCGTATAACCCTTCTCCGCACTCATTGCCGTGTGAAAACTCATGTCGAACCACACTTAACTTTTTGCCCGTCCCTGTTTTGAAGATATACTGAATACCTCCAAACAAAGGTTTATGCTCGATGTATTCGTCTCGTTCTAAAAACACTTGTTCTAACTCTACACTCATCTCATACACTCCTTTTCTATAACTCCCATATCAATAATTTTCTTGAATATTGCTTCTAACACTTGTACAACAATGCTGTTACCTGCTTGCTTGTATAACGTGCCATTTGTTGCGTTTTTTCGTGTAGGGTGCTCATTTGCGACTTTGTAATAATCTTCATCATCAAAGCCCATCAAGCGCCAACACTCAAGTTCGGTTAGCAATCTGTATTTTCCGTTTCCAATCGTTACAATACCGCTGTTTGGCACTCGATTTTGTTTAGTTGTTATGGTCCAACTGTATTCTTCAATCGGTTTTAATCCTCCACCAAAACCATTACGTTTATTTATTGCGCGTAACATTGACGGTGAAGTGATTGTGTATTTGTCGTCTACATGATCTAATATAAATTCGTCGACACTTCTCATTGGTTTGTGCTCTAGTGTGTCAAAATTGAACCAATGACCGTCTAGCATGCTGATAACAAATACACGTTCACGCTTTTGAGGTATTCCAAAGTCCCTAGCATCTAAAACTTTATAGCTGTTTGTGTATCCTAGTCGCTCCATTTCCACGAAATACTTTTGAAAGCTATGAATCATATCTTTTGCGAGAACGCCTTTAACGTTCTCCCAAATGACGATTTTCGGTTTCCATTTGCCCATGTTCTCTATAATGCGGATTGTCTCCCACATCAACGATGAACGCGTCTTATCTTCGTCGTTTCCACCAAGCCGTTTGCCTGCTCGGCTAAAGTCCTGACAAGGGCTACCATGCACTAGAATATCTGGCTTTAAGTTCCAACCGACGACCGACTGCGGTTTGTGTAGGTGGTCGTATAGCGCGTTGTATGTTCGTACTGACTTTTCGTCAATCTCTACATAATCAATTGCTTTGTGGGGATAGCCTAAGTTTAGAAGCGCTTTTCTAGGCGCACCTATCCCGCCCTACCAAACAACTCAAGTATTTTTACATAGTTGTTCATTCGGCATCACTCCTTCTCTTTTTACACCTCATCTGATCCACTCAAAAAACTAGATAGTTGATTCTATAAAATACAACTCATGTTCTTTAAGGTAATCGTCAAAATCACGTTTGTTGTTAAATTCTTTTTTAACGCCTTGCCACTCAACAGCATTTACTTGTCCATGTAGGTAATACACACTATTTACAACATGCATATGCGCTACTTTTTTGCCATCTTGATATAAATATTTTTTGCTGCTAAAATACTGTTTTAAATTCGATTTTACTTTTGCTTTAGTGTCCATCAAATTACTCCCTTTCGTTTTTGTTGTTCTTTAGAAACCTTTTCATACTCGCTAACCCATACAAACATTAAATCGTTTTTAACCGTTTTCTTATTACACAACTTTGCGATATAACGTCTGTCAAAATTTAAATGTTCGCTTGCTTCCGTTGTACTAACAAACTCTTCAACAATGTTGTTACTACTATCAACCAAATACAACGCTTTAGAAGTGCCTTCATTTCGTCTATACACTCTGTAGTTTTTAAAAGTGGTTTCAAATAAGTTGCTGACACTGATGTTGTAGTAAGTGCTATCTTTTGGGTAAGCGTGTGCTTCTGCACTTAATTTCTTAACAAATGTTTCATAAACTATATCTGCGGCACGATAACGTCGTTTGTTTGCAATTATATTTAAAGATCCTTTATTGTCATTTGCGAACTTAAATTTTCCGTTAACAGTTTTAAAACGACCTAAATCACTAACGTATAAACCGTATTTACCGCTATACTTCCAATACTCATCTTCTGTTTTGATTCTTTCGTTAAACATTTGTTTCTTTTTTATTCGTGGTATATCTTTCGAAAAGAAACATCTTAATTTTTTGTTATAGCTGTTGTTGTATTCTTGATGATATATCGTCATTTTTGGAATTCCAGTTAGATTGTGTAGGTGTTCAACAGTTGTTTTAGTAGTTCTATGGTGAAATGGTTCATATATCCACATAAAATCACCTCTGATGTCACTTTGTTAGTGAATTTTAAAAATCAAGAAGTTCTTCAAGACCTATCTGTCCTAACTCTTCGTAATGCATAAGTTTAAAATCGTTTTTAAACTCATCTAAGTGGTTAGTCGTTAAATTAACATTTGATAATTGTGTGCCCTTTAATCCTAGTACGCGGTAGCTGCCATCAATTTTTTTGTTAACAATTACCATAGGTTCTTTACGGGCGTTGTACAATTTGAAAGTTTTATTCATTGTCTTCCAACTCCTTTAACACTTGGTCTACTTTGTAATCTATGTTGATCTCTTTTGCTAAATCTCGCGCTAAGTTTTCAATGTCATAATAATCTGCTAACGCGTTAGCTGTTTCCTCGGAAATATCTATATCCGTTACTTTAAGAAATGCTTTTAATAATTCTTTGTAGCTATATCCTTTTCCAGATATTTCGTTAAAAATGCCTTTCCACGTTTTATCTAAATTATCATCGTATGTGATATAAGCGACTTGAATTACTGTTTTTATATTAGTTTGTTGTATTGTTCGCTCTATCGTTTTGTATTCAACATCGATAATAGTGTGTGTTCTTAAAAAGCTATTAACTAATGTTTCGAAGTTGTAAATACTTTGTGTGCTGTCCAATCTACCATCGATGATTTCTAATTGTATCGCCATATTTAACTCTCCTTTAATTCTTAATATTAAAACGGAAGATCGTCATCACTAATGTTAATCGGACCATTGTCAAATGGATTATCATTAATTCCTGAATCGTTATTGCTGTTGTATTGTTGTTGCCAACCGTTTTGTTGTTTTGGTTGTTGATTAGACGGTTGAACTGCTTGTTGTTTATTCTTTTGTCCAGTATTAATCATTTGTAAGTCTCTAACTATTACTTCTGTTACATTTACACGTTGTCCTTCTTTGTTTTCGTATGAGCGTGATTGTAATCTTCCACCTACATTAACAAGATCGCCTTTACCTAAATATGTGTTAATGATTTCAGCTGTTTTCCCAAATGCACTGATATTAATAAAGTCGACGTCACGTTTACCCTCTTGGTTTTTGAATGAGCGTTGTACTGCTAAATTAAATTGCGCCATTTGCGTACCACTGTTAGATACCGCGTACTTGATTTCATTGCTAATATAACCACTTAAATTTACTGAGTTTATCATTTTTTATTCTCCTTTTTGGTTGTTTCGATTCATTTTATAACTTAATCCGTTACAAATACCTCTAATTCTTTCATATCCTTTGAATACTAGCCGATAAATCATTTTGGGTGTTATTTATCGTAAAATAATTAAAGGCTTGTATTGTGCGTTTATGAAGCGTTAACCAACATAGGTGATTGCTGGTGTCATTTGTTGTTTTAAAATTTGACGTATAAGCTCCTTTTTTAATTTTGATTGATCGTTTGGATATGCGTCTATCATCTTTTGAGCGTATACATGACTACAATTTAAACAATTCATGATATAACGCTTTGTAATTACATCGCTTATTTCTACCACGAGTCCGTTTCCCTCCAGTCCTCGCCTAACACTTTTACACGTCGTGCGTTTTTATTCATTCGTGTGCTAATGCGTTCCCAGTCTTGTGACTTAACTAGCTGCTTTTTGGAAAAGTTCGTTGTGTAAATGTTGTTAAGGTTTTGACGTTTGTTTACAATGCTGAACAACTTACCCAAAGTGTGCTGTGTATCCTCGACCCCAACATCATCAAGAACTAACAAATCTAAGTTGCTAAGTTCATCAATAAGTTCATCAGTGCTTTGTAGGCTCGCTTTGTTATACGTGTTTTTTATCCTATCCATTAAATCAGGGACATGCATAAACGCTACTTTGTAATTTTTATTCTTTAGAGCTTTAGTAATCGCAAAAGCTAAATGTGATTTACCAGTTCCAAAGTCCCCTTGAAAAATGATTGAACGAGGATTATCTAAACTAAAATTCGTTACATATTCTATGGCTGTTTGTTTTGCGTATTCTTGTGACTCGTTTTGCGGTTTGTAGTTATTTACAGTCGCATCTTTTATCGATTCGTCATAAGTCGAATTACTAAAGGCGGCTTGAACTTCTTTTTTTAATTGTGATGCTTTAGCTGCTTCTATCATTTCACAATCACAACCGTCTTTATATGAGTATCCACTTTCGAATTTGTGAAGTGTGTAAGTTTTTTTACATTGTTCACATTTTAAGTTTTTAATGCTTTCGACTGGTTCGAACTTTTTAAGTTTTTCGCTTTTAAAGTTTCCAAACGCTTTTTTCATTATTCAACCTCCTAATCCCACCATGCCGGATCTTTTCTAAGTTCCGCTCTTTCTTCTGGTGTTAAGCCGTCAGGTCCTACAATTTTCGGCTGCTTTTTATGTGATTCTCGAGCTTTTTCGTCTGCTTGCACGTCTTTAGGTGTCATAATTCGTTCGTTAATCCAGCGTTTTAATATAGACTTGGTATAGCTCCAAGTATTTTTTTTGTTATCGATTGCTATCTTCATAGCTTCAATAACCATGTCGTTGCCATACTCTTTAAAGTCATTAATCCACATCGACATATCTTCTGCTATATAGCTATTGATATGTCCAAAACCATTTTCTTGAAAAAATTGATATGGATTACTACCACTCCCACCACCTTGATTTAAAGTGGTAGGATCACTATATATATTATTAGTACTATATAGGTGGTGGTGGTGGTTTTTACTCGTATTATTATTACTTGTATTATTATTACTTGTATTATTATGTTTAACATTTGTGTTAATACCCCTCATAACATTTGTGTTAATAGGTGTCTTAACATCTGTGTTAATAGGTCTTATATTTTGTGTTAATGGGTATAACTTTCTTTGTTTAAACTCGTTATTCTCTTTGATGATTTCTATATCTAAATATCCGTGTTCTTTCAACTTGGAAATACGTCTAGATATAGTAACTTTTGTTACTTCATACAGACTAGCAAAATAACCATTTGTAGCTGTACAATATCCATACTTATTACTTAAAGCGGTTATTTCTGCAAATAATATTTTTTCGCTATCTGTCAGTCTGTTATCATATCTGACATTCGCTGTTATTATTGCGTAGTAACTAGGTTGTTCGTTCACTTGTTACCCCTCCAAAGCTTCCTGTCCATATTCAGTAATATCAATAATTTCGCCTTGTTTATTAATTTCTGTAACTTTACTATCCGAACCAACTGCTTGACTGATTTCGATTGATTTTGGCGCGTATTTCAATAAGTCTTTAAGCACTGTCTTTTTGGCCATCGCATTAAAGTCTGTTTTCCATGGACTGTTCCAGCCTTTTTGAACTGCTTTTGAATAGTTTCCAGCGTGCAATTCAATCTTGTTTTTAGTCCAGTAGGCAAAGTCAAAACCACCATTTTGAAGATGATAAACTGCATAATATCCAACTGGTTCACCATTAGGATCGTCTACTGGTTTATGAACTAAATTTTTATGAAGTCCATATTCGTAATAAAATTCATCTTCTTTGTACACTTCATGAGCATAAATAGCTTTGTATTGCCCTGTACGTGTTGCTAATTCGATAAGCCCTAAATAACTTAATTGCAATTGAGCTTCGAACTCTTTCTTTTTGTGGTTGTAGTATGGGATTAAATACGCTTGACCTAGCGCTGTATTTGGTTCTAATCCGATTTGTGATGCTTGTAATAGCGCACCAATTAACGAACGTGGGTTACACTCGAGCAATTGCGGATTGCTGCTAATCGCTGTCATTGCGATTCGAGCCATTCGTTCTGCCGACATGTGCGACGGCAATGCTTTTTGAATCTCAGGTGCCATGCGTTCTAACAAGTCACTTACTTGTTGACGTGGCCCTTTTGGTTTTTCGTTGTTCGTTTCTTGTACTTCGTTTTTGCTTACCTGTTCTTTAAATGAATTTGCATTAGCCATTTTATAGTCCTCCTAAAATCTCTATTTGATAAATCTAGACATAATTTTGTCTAAATCATCTGTTTCGTTCTCAATGTAGTTATACAGCGCTACACTGAGTACCTCTTGCGCGATGTCTACGTCTGATATGTCGTAAACCTTTGTTTCTGCTACAGTTCTGTATGCCATATCACTTATTTCAATCAAGATATAATCATCTTGTCTTATAACATGCTTTCGAAATTTAAAGCCTTCGATTTCAATGATTCCTGTATATTCTTCTCCTGTTGGAAAATACATTTTTACTCCCTCCTAGTTTGCTGTTTAAACGCACATATACAAGCGATAACGAAATTTGGTATGTTTTATCGTTTGTTCTGTTCTTGTTTGTTATACGCCTTATTTACGTTATATAACGTCATTTTATAACCTTATCCGTTAGTTTCTTCAACTTTAAACGGTCGTGATTTGATTTCTTTGATATATTTTTCGTATATCTCTGGTTGTTCTTCTTTCAGCCGCTTTGAGTCAATGCGCTTTTGTTGTTGAGGTTTCCATGTTGCCTTATAACCGTTAGTTACTGCTTTTTCATTTTCACCTAGCAGCTCCTTAAGGTTGTTTTCGTAACCTTTCTTTTCACTTTGTAGCTCTTTAATTTGTTTGTTGATAGAATGTATTGCTTTAAAGTAACTTGCTTCACTGTCTTCAACAACGATGCTACTGCTTTTGGTGTCTTGCCAGAAAACGTTCAATGCTTTGCTTGTTGCGTCGCTATCGTCCACTGGTGGTGGTGTTTTAGTAACAACATAATCATTCCAAAATTCTACTTCTTTTTTAATGATTTGTTCGATGACTTCATCATCTCGTTCGATCGTCTTCCAAACAAAATGATTTCCGCCGATTAAAACAGCGATATATACACGGTCAACGCCAGTCACTGCCATGTAGTGATAACATTGCGCCATATAAGAGCCTGGCACATTGTCATCTTGCCATTCAGATTTTTTATACTCGCTCGCTGTTTTGCACTCCAGCAATGCGTTTTCACCGATTACAACCCTATCAACATTCGCGCTGATAAAATCGTAATCTTTGTGATACATCATGTAGTTATGACGTCTCACTTTTTTATTTGTGCGTCGCTCAAATTCTTTAGCGACAACATCTTCAAGTGTATTCCCCCAGTAAATGTATTCATTGTCTGATAGATCATCTTCTATCAAATCGGGGTAACACTTTTGCACCCACAACTTGTAAGGACTGGACCACTTATTCATATTTAAGATAGTTCCGCAATCTGAACCACCTAGCGAATGCGTTCGTAGTTCTAACCACGCTTTTTCGGACATATCTTTTGTTTTAATACTTTTTAGATTTTTAAATGACATTTTGTTAACCTCCTGATATAATTGAGGGAGTTAAAAAGTTGTTTTAAACAACCATTATATCTATGGCATATACTATATTTCCTGACACTCAAAGTAACTCCCATTCACTTTGAGTGCTTTTTTATTCTTCTGCCCCTTCTCTTTCTTCCATTCTTCTATCCTCTAGTTCATCTTCTAGAAGATATAAAAATACTCCTTCTTCTTCTTGTGGTTCATGCATTTGACTGTCTCTAAACATGTCCATTAGTGTGTGCATAATATCACCTCCTAACGTTATTATTTTTCAATAAGTAACCCAATCCGTTACTTATAATCAAAAAAATAACGTATCAATTTTCCAGCCCCATAAGTTGCTGGGATTATAACGAATAACATTTGAACCAAAAGCCACTTAATCGGTTCAAATAAGAACAAACAATCAAGCATAAAAAATCCTAATGTTAGTATTGTTCCGATTAATATCTCGAACCAATCGAGAATGTCAAATTTGATGTTGTTTTCCATTTTCTACTTCCTCCTTAAATTCTTCCCAAAATAAATCGTCGAGAGTTGTATTAAACAACTTCGCGATAATTAACATTTCTTTATGAGTAAAGAGCATTTTACCTATCTCTTTGCTCGAGTAAGTAACATGAGAGATTCCTAAAAATTTTCCCATGTCTTTTTGTGAATACCCTTGTTTATCACGAAGATTTTTTAAACGGTAATTTTTTTCAATTTGTTTTTTTAATGCCATTTTTTTATTCCTCCTCTTTCAAAAATTTGTTAACAAAATATTGTTGACCTTTGCCAGTGACTTTAGGTGTCTTACTTATTGAAGTATGTCCGTCCGAATGACTTATAGTAGTCTCCTTAATTTCGAATAATTCTCTTTCCATCGAATATTGTGTCGGCATGTTATAATCAACACCTTTTCGTTTGATTAAGTAGCCGTTTTGTCGTAACCATTCAAACATCCTACGTTGACCAATGTTTACACCGTTTTGCTTGATGATCTTTGCTAACTCACCAACCAAAATTGATGTCTTTGTTGTAGCTACTGCGTCAGCGAACACGATTTTTGGTTTATCTCGTTCGATTTTTGCTTCAAGTTGATAAATGGTATTGTTAGCTATTTTTAATGCTCGCTGCATTACCATTTCAGGACTATTCCACGCTTTTTCAACTTGTATAAAATACTCGCGAAATTCAAAACCTTTTTTTGAGCCAGACATCAAGGCAATATGTTTGGCTACATCTAACGTTAACGCGTAATCATTCAATTGTCTTATCGCTCCATTATTTACAACTGTACTTGAAAGTACACTTGTAAAATCTCTATCTTCTTTAAAATGCTTTAAGTTTGTTTTAGCCCATTCGCTAAATCTCTTTTTTATGTTTAAAGCGCTATATAATTCTCTTGCACTTATTGCGATTTCTCCGTTTTCTTTTTCTTGGATTTCAAACATTTGTTCGATATCAGTTTTGATTTGTAACTGTTGCATTTCTTTCACACCTCTACTTCTCTTTTATAGCTTCAAACATTTTAATAGTTGAAGCTTGGATTAAAACTTCTTCAAAGTTTTCTGCAGTGCTCAACATCAGTGCTAATAAATCAAAGTTTCCAAGAAGCGTTTGATTAAAGAGATTCATCTCGTCTCCCTCGTCTAAAGCTGCAAACGTTATAAGACAAGGTTTAAATTCTGTTTCTTGTCTTACTTTTTTCACAAAGTCGAACAATTGTTCAGCTTTATTTTGAATTTCTTCGATTACTTCTTTTTTATTCATGTTTTTGATTTCCATTTTATATATCCTCCTACATTGCTCAGCGCTCACATTCAACGCACAGTCCTCGCAATGACTATTGAATGTATTTTAGTGCGGCTCATATCGTCGCCTACTCTCGCTCGTATACGCTCAATGTGAGCGCTGATTTTTATTATTTGTTTTTGATTTTCGATTCCATTGCTTTGTTCAAGTTATTGACAAAGCTGTTTTTAAATTCTTTATTTTCAAATAATTCAGCTTCTTCTATAGTTGCTGCTACAAATAGAAGACCTTCGTTTTTAGGCATTGATTTAACTTTCATTGTGATAGCCTCCTTTCAATGCTTTTTTAATGCTACTCATGATTTCATCGAATTCATCCTCATTGAAATCATCATGGTAATTGAAATCTGGTTCCATCGTACCCCAAACCTCGACTTTGTCGTTCCACTCCAAGTGGTAGCGACTGCCGAAGTCTCCACAAGACGAATTGTGGTAAGTTCCAATAATGCCATCTTTTTCGAAAGTTACGATTGGTTGGTCGTAACCTCCCCCGTCATTCTGCTTTCTTGGGTCGAAGTGCGGGTTGCCTTGTTTAATATTTAGTACTTTAATCATTTTTTGTTTCCTCCTTATAAAAACCTTGTTTTTTAGTCTCTCCAACTTATATACAAAGTATAACGACGGCGCTATATAATGTAAAGTGTTTATTTTAAAAAATCAGCGATTTTTATTCTTTTTTACGTTATCATTAGTATACAAAACAAAATTACCGTTATTTTGGAGGTCTGGTTCAAATTGGAAAACGATAGTTACAAGGACGGGCAAGAGTTATTTAATTTACTATTAACAACAAGACAAGAATTAAATTATTCGTTAAATCACGCGGCTTATAAAACTGGTCTATCAAATTCTTTCATTTCACAACTTGAACGTGGATTAAGACCGATACCCATTCCTAGTGTTTTAAGAAAATTTGCAAACGGTTATAAATTAGACTATCTATACTTAATGAAGTTAGCCGGATATATTACGAACGAAGATAATATCGAAGTTCAAGATACACCTTATAAAGAGGAACCAGTATTGATGTTTGAGAACATCGAAGAATTTAAAAAACTATCGTTGGAAGATCAGCAAAAAGTGATGAACATCTTAAACGAGCAAGCTGACTTTTTAATTCACAAATATAAAAAAGATTAAAAAAACAATTTTGCAAAGGGGCATACAATGAAATTTAAATACTTATCTGTCGTTTTATTAACATCTGCCGTTACTTTAACGGCTTGTAACCAAAACGAGAGTAATGACAATCAAACTAAAACTGAAAGCAATGAAACTAAAGATACGACTGACGCTTTAAAGTTCGCACAATCTAAAAAAGGTACTATATTTACAGATGAAAACGGCGTCCAGTACAAAATGCTAAAAAAATATACAAACGAAGATTCTGATAAAAACGGCATGACGCAAAAAGATAATAACGGTTTTAAGTTCAACTTTTCTTATATGCTTCTTGAAAATACTGAAACAAAAGAAAAATCATTAGCTTATTTTGGTGAAATTAAAAACGATTCTGACAAAGCGCTAGAGTTTTTAAACTATATTCATTTTGTAACTGATACTGGTGAACAATTAAAACCAGACGCCGGTCTAAATTCCGGACCGCTTGCTAAAGAATATAACGCTAATTCTAAAGGTAAAGGATATGCAATTCTTCCGTTAAATTATCAAGAAGATAAAACACCAAAAGAAATCGGTGTAACGATCGAACAACCAGCTGACAATTCTACTTTAAGTTATTACGGCGACGAATTAAGGTTCAATTTGGCTGATGACGGTAAGCCTAAAAATGATAACGTTACTCCTATTGTTAGTACAACAGCAGAAAACCAAGAAAAAGAAGAAAATTCAAGTGAGGAAGATTTAAGTTCAGATATAGATGATAGCGATTCAACAAGTGAAGAATTAGATTCTAACAACGAAACTGATGAATACAGCGTAGAAGAAGAGCTATATCCAGCTGATGAATATAATGAAATCGTTGATAGATATAACGAATTGGTAGCTGATAACGAAAAAATGGATCACGTTAACCGAGATGTCAATTTAGAAGAATACAACGAAATGATAGATAGATACAACGCTATTATTGACGAACAATCTCAAGACGAAGAATCAGAAAGCGACTTATAAACATATAGGAGTGATTATATGGAGTTAGACTTTAATAAGCGTTTAAGAGAAATTAGAAAAAAACGTGGTTTTACACAACTAGAACTTGCTAAGCGTATCGGCGTATCTAAGCAAGTTATATCTAATTTGGAACGAGGTTATACGCGACCAAACTCGGTACAAATACAGTCTTTAGCTGACGTTTTAAATATAACAACGTATGAGTTAATGGACGGCGATTTCTCAGAAAGAGTTATTCCTTTTATGTTTGAGGATAAAGCAGCATTCGACGCACTTCCCGAAAAAGAGAAAAAGGAAATCATAAAATTTTTAAAAGAACAAGCTGACTTTTTTATTAAACTTGCTCAA